GGACTTCACTGGTACAGGTGCTACTGTTCAAATGGAAGAAGCAGGTGATGATGCTGTTATCGACAACGTTGATGGCGCACCAGATGCTGATGACTTTGAGTCAGACGATCCAGCAGACTAAGGCAGGTAATTATGTGGGGGAGCAATCCCCCACTTTATTAAGGATTTAATATGTCAAAATTTGTAAGTGTACCCAATGGTGATTATACAGTAAAAGTTCAAAGTAACGGAACTATCCGACTTGACACAGGCGCAGGCGTGGGTGAAGTACGAATTACTGGTAACTTAACTATTGAAGGCGAAACTACAACTGTAAATACAACTAATTTAGAAGTTGAAGACAATATTATTGTTTTAAATAAAGGTGAAGTAGGCGCAGGAGTTGGTGAAGGAACTTCGGGAATTCAAATTGATAGAGGTTCTGAAGATGACGCACAATTACTTTTTGACGAAAATTTAGAATACATTAATCCAAATGCTCCTGCTGTTCAAACATTTGGTGTTTTTAAATTTGTAAAAACAAACGGCGAGTATTTAGGAATAAGAGCACCTAGCATACAAACAGGCGGAAGTAGTCTTTATATAGACACTTCGGATAATCCTGTATTTGTTGTAGGTGATTCAGGACAGTATGCTCTTAATACAACAGACGAAGGACACCTTACTAATAAAAGATATGTCGACGACTTAGTTACTAACACACTAGACGATTTACAAATTAGAAGAATTAACGATGGTAACACACTAGTTGAAGTAACTGATGCCACAGATGGTTCATTAGAAAGCAGAGCAGACTTTATAATAGACAGTACTGTTATTGCTACTTACTATCCAGATAGAATTGAGTTAAATGATGTACGTATTGAAGGACAAAAGATTTCAGGAACTGTAAGTAACGGTGATCTTGTTTTAGATGCACCAGGCACAGGTACAGTTAAAATTAATGATGTATTACAAATTACAGAAACTCCTGGTACAGATGATCCAATTATTGATCCAGCGTCACCAAATGATGGTGTTAAGATTTATGCAAAATCAGAAGGAACTGGTAATACTGGACTATATTTTGTAAATACAAATAATACAAATGACGAATTAATTAGTAGGAAAAGAGCCCTATTATTTGGGTATCTACTGTAAGGATAAATACTACGATGGCAATAGCAAACATTTTAATTGACGGTACACAGCAAGCAATCTTAACTGTTCCTGCCGATAAACAATACGCAATCTTATCATTGGTTGTATGCAACTCGGCCGCGGCTGATAACACAGGCGCAAATGATGCAAATTTTGATTTATACTTTGTACCAGCAAACGCCGCTAACGGATCAATCACAGTTGGCGCACAAACTAAAATTGCTAGTGCAGTAACAGTTGCTGGATCAGATAGTTTTACATTTGATACAGAAAAGATGGTTTTAGATGCAGGTGATAGAATTATATTAGAAGGAACTGCACCCTATAACTTATCTGCAACAGTAAGTTATTTGGAAGTGTAATGAAATTTCTAAAATCTCAAACTACAAATAAAAGATCTTTCCAAACAGGCGCTGGAATGTTTTATAACGATAGTACTGGTGTGTTTGAAATGAGATCTAACAGTGCAATGCAAGTTCCTTTCGGGTCTGACGCACAAAGACCAAATGCTCCTCAGTTAGGTATGATGAGATTTAACACTGACAACAACAGTGTTGAATTTTACGATAACGGTGTTTGGAAAGAAATTAGACTTAAAGAGCCTACACCAATTCATCAACAAGATTTAGGAACAGGCGACGGTGTTGAAACTGTGTTTGGAGCATTAAACGCAAACGATACGTCATATCCAGTTCCACAAACAGCACAGAGTGTGCTAGTTCTTGTAGAGAACGTTCTACAAATTTCCACAACAAACTATACATTAGAACAAAGTGTTAGCGGAAACTTAACAGGACCTAATGCACCATATGCTGACGGATGGTATATTAAGTTCCTTTCACCAGTACCAAGCGGTAAATCAGTAACAGTCATACATAACTTCGACAAGTAATCCAATAAATACTTGTATGGAGGGTACATATGTCTCTAGGTAAAATATCAGGACCGCTACTAAGCAGAAACCTACTACGAGAAACAGATTTAGCAGTTGAAACTGACTTGCTTTACATCGGGCATACTGATGGCAAGATTGGTATTAATACTACTACACGCTCTCGTAACTTAACAATTGACGGTACACTAAGAGCACGTACTGACAATTTAGTAAGTCCTCGAGATTTAGAAATTACTGATAGTCTTAATATTGGTAATTTAACATTTGGCCCTAACGGTATTGAAACGTTATCGGGAAATATTAATATTAATCATGCAGGTACTAGTGTTGATACTCCTGGTATAAGAACTGATACTATTGAAATTAACGATAATTATATCGGATCTTGGGTTACAAATGGTGACATTAATATTGTTCCTAGCGGAGTAGGAACTAATGAAATTATTACCGCTGGTAAAACAGTTAATGTTGACGGCAGTGTTCATGCTACTGGTAATATTACATTTGATGGTAATATTCTTATTGGCGGTGACGGACCAGAAGACAATGTAGCATTTGAAGGCGACATTGATTCTAATTTAATTCCTGATATTGATAATAACTTTGACATAGGTACTAATCTAAAACGATTCGACATAAATTCAGATCAAATTACTGTTAATAATGTAATCAATGCGGAAAACTTAACCATTGACGGTATTGAAGTTACTAAAAGCGTTGGACAAATTCGATTCGTTGCAGTTAATGGTGATGATTTAAAAAGAGGAACTAATCCTCAAGGTCCTCTAGCATCTATAAAAGAAGCATTGCGTCAATCAACACCAGGCGACACTGTTTATATCTATTCAGGTGATTATGAAGAACAGTTTCCATTAGAAATTCCTGCGGGTGTTACAGTAAAAGGACAAGATATACGTAACGTAGTTATTCGACCAACAACAGATAATCAAAGTGAAGACTGTTTTTTATTAAACGGCGAAACTACAGTTGAAAATATAACTATAAAAGATTTTTATTATGACAATGTAAACGATAAAGGTTATGCTTTTCGATTTGCAGGCGACATGAGAGTAACATCACGTTCTCCTTACATTAGAAATGTAACTGTAATTACACATGGAAGTGCTACAAGTGCTAGTGATCCTAGAGGATTTGATAGCGGCGATGCAGGCAAAGGTGGATTATTTGACGGAAGTGTTTGTGATCATGACACTAATGAAGCAAGTATATTATTTCATAGTGCAACATTTATAACTCCAGGTGTGGACGCAATAACTTTAACAAACGGTGTTAGGGTTGAATGGTTAAACTCATTTACTTACTTTGCTAATCGTTCATATTATCTAGTAAACGGTCCAGGAAGATGGCGTTCAGACAGTGTTCTTATTAAAGGAGCAGAGTTACGTTCAATTGGTTCAGCAAGTGTTTATGGTAACTACGGTATTGTTGCAGACGGAGACGAGTGTTTAGCATATCTTATTTCGCACAATTTTGCATATATTGGTGTAGGCAAAGATGTAACTAACGATAATACAATTACAATTGAAACAAACGAAGTTGTAAAAATTAATAACGGTAAAGTTTATTTTCAATCACAGGACCAATTAGGTAATTTTAAAGTTGGAGACAATTTTTACGTAGATTTAGTTAATGGCACAACAAGTATTGATGCGGAAGTAGTTGATGCAACAGGATATTCAAGTTTATCTGTAACAGATACAAATAATAACACAACTTTTATAACAGGTGACACATTAGAAACTGGTGCACTAAGAATAGTTACACCAAATACAATTAAATCTATTGCCGGACCAATTAATTTTGCAAGTCCAAGTAATGTACACAACTTACTTACAAATACAAGAATGGGTGAATTAACACTAAATGGAAACTTAACATTAGGTGGAAGTTTAGTCACTCTAGGAAATGAAGCAACAGATACTATTGATTTTAATACACCCTTTGATCAAGACATATATCCTGATCAAACAAATACATATAATTTAGGGGCTAGTTACAAACGTTGGAAAAATACATACCTAAGTAAATTAAGCATTGATAGTTTTACTTTTAATGAAAATTACATACAGGTTAATAATACAAACGAAAATTTAGAATTACGTGCTAACTCAACTGGATCTGTAAAGTTTGACGATCTTAAAAGTAAAAACAATGTAATATCAACAGATACAAGTGATATTACTTTTGAACCAACAAGAACATTAACTTTAGATGCTACAGAGTCTTTAGTTTTACCAGTAGGTAATAGCGGACAACGAATTGATGCTGTAGGCGATTTACGATATAATACACAATTAAACATTTTTGAAGGATATAGTGGCGGTAATGTAAGTTTTCCAGGTGTGTACGATACAAACAGAAATACATATTTTGATTTAAGTAACAATCAGTTTGTTTTTGTAACAGGCGGAGATAGAAACACAACGCTTACTGGACAAATACTAGAAACAAATCGTCTTGATTCACAAAATTCTTTAAGTATTGATGGGAATACTATTACAAGTGCTACTCCTGATGCAGATATTCAGTTTGTATCAAATGGTTTAGGTGCAATTGGACAAGAAGATCTTGTATTTAAAGACAATTCAATTACAAATACACTTGATACTGCGTTTACATTTCAGTTAGCAGACATTTATTCTTATTTAAAATTTGATCAACCTAAAGGACTAGTTGTTCCGTACGGAACAACAGCACAACGTCCTACAAATCCAGAGCAAGGTCACACACGATTTAATACTGATGTAGGTAAAGGTTTCCTAGAATCGTGGAACGGAACACAGTGGGTTTTAGCGGCAGGTGGCGGAGAATCTGTTACTGAAGAATACGCCGAAGATGTGAACTTCCTTTGGAACATTATCCTCGCTTAATATCCAAAAACATATAAATACTAGTAATGCTACAAAGGAAGACCAATCCGTAGCAGGAATTACTGTGGTCAACCAGCAAAGAGCCGAAAGGATGAAAGTTAGGTTGGAGGGACAGGATCCCCGTTTATAGGAGAATAAAGTGGCAGTTGGTCGTATATCTGGTCCGCTTTTAAAGGCAAACTTACTTCGCCAAGGAGTAGATCTCGCTTTTGAAACGGATTTATTGTACTTAGATGTTAATAATAGCCGAATCGGAGTTAAAACTAACTCACCTGCGACTGCTCTCGATGTAAACGGAACAGCAAGAATTCAAACATTAGATATTTTAGACACTACATTACCAATTGGTAATATTACTATAGAAGGTGCTACTAATACAATATCTACAAGCCAACCCATTTTTAATATTTCTACACCAAACAGTGTTATCTATCAAGATAAACTAAATGTAGATGATATTGAAATTGATGGAAATACTATTCGTGCAACAGCAACGAATCAAAATTTAGAATTTAGACCAAACGGTACTGGTACAGTTAACTTTATCGGTGATACAAATATTACTGGTAACTTACACGCAACTGGAAATATTACGGCAGACGGCGATATCACTATTGGTGATGATGACACAGATACTATTACTATTAACGCCGACATTGCTTCAGATTTAATTCCAGATATAACCGATACATATACTATTGGTTCTCCAACTAAAAGATGGTCGCATGGTTACTTTAATGATTTAACAGCAACAAGTATCTCAACTGTAGGACTTGCTATTGGAGATTTAGATCTTACAGCAGTTCCAGGCAATATCTTTTATGTTGCAAAAAATGGTAATGATACAGGATTAGGAGAACACCCACAAGATCCTTATGCTACACTTAGCCATGCATTAACACAGACAACCGCAGGCGATTCAATTCACATTTATCCAGGAGAATACGAAGAAATATTTCCACTGAATGTTCCAGCAGGCGTAACTATTATTGGTGAAGGCATCAGATCGGTTAAGATTGTTCCAACAGCAGGAACAAACAACAACAATGCGTTTGTGTTACAAGGTGAAACAAGTGTAATGAACTTGACTGTTGCTGATTTTTATTACGATAATATAAACAATACAGGCTGGGCATTTAGTTTTGCAAATAATTTTGAAGTAACAACAAGATCACCTTATATTAAAAATGTTTCAGTAATTACAAAAGGCAGTGTAACATCTGCAAGCGATCCAAGAGGGTTTGATCAAGGTGATGCTGGACGAGGAGCATTAATTGACGGTGAAAAAGCAACTGCTAATTCACGTGAAGCAAGTATGTTGTTCCACAGTGTAACATTTATTACACCAGGTGGTATTGGATTACAAGCAACCAACGGTGCAAGAATTGAATGGCTAAACAGTTTTGTTTACTTTGCTGATAAAGCAATCGTAGGTGAAAACGGTGCTAACGGATTAAAAGGTACAGGTAGTACAAAAACTAAGTTAAGCGGACTAGTCGGTACTCCTGCTGTTGGAAATACATTTCAATATGTTGATTCTAATGGAGCAACTGTAAGTGCAACTGTAAATGAAGTTGACGGAAATTACATCTATCTAAATGGAAATGTTTCAGGCATAGAAACAAAGTATCAGCGTACAGGAAAAACAATTTTAGCCAACGGCGACGCTCAACTCGATACAACGATTAAGAAATTTGGAACCGGAAGTTTAATGCTAGACGGTACTGGCGACAGTGCTTCTACTGCTAGTGATACAGATTTCGGCTTTGGTACTGGACAATTTACTATCGAAGGTTGGTTCTATGCTAACATAGGCGGATTTACAGGAATACGAGGATTAGTTGACTTTAGAGCAGGTACAGGAACAGATACAGGCTTATATTTGTATACCGATAACGGAGTTACTAAAGTTTATTATAATGGCGCAGAAATATTATCAGACAGCGGGTCATTAGCAGTCGAAACATGGCACCATATTAGTGTAACACGTTCAGCAACGACAATCAATCTTTATGTTAACGGAACTAGAGTTGACAGTGATAATGCATTCGGTTCAGATTTAGGAAGTACTAAGCCAATTGTTATTGGTGCAAGATATGATAGTTCAGCAGAAGAGTTTAGCGGTTATATAGATGATGTTAGAATTTCTTCTACTGCTAGATACACATTAGGAAGTTATGTTTTACCATTAGGTGAAGTCGCAAACGATATTAATACTGTTTTACTTTTAAGATTTAACGGTGCAGACAGTTCAAATACATTTGAAGATGAGACACAGGTAATACAAGAAATATCATTTAGTAGTGGTGCATATGCTACAGCAATTGAACTTGCAGACTTTTCAGACTTTGGTTGTGAAATTCGTTCAATTGGTAGTGCGTGTGTATATGGTAATTACGGAATATATGGCGACGGTAATGGTGTTGTTATGTATCTTATCTCACAAAACCTTGCTTACATTGGTAACGGCAAAGAAGTAGATAACGATCCGACAACAGTAATACAAAGTCAAGAAGTTACAGAATTAAATAGTGCTCAAGTTTATTATAGTTCAGTAGATCACAAAGGTGATTTTAGAGTAGGAAATATTTTCCATGTTAATCAAGCAGATGGTACTGTAAACTTTACTAATGCAAACTTTAACATTGACACTTTACAAAGTGTAAGATTTAGTACAGGGTCGTCAACAACAATTATCAATGGAGATAACGTACAAACTGGTGATATTAGATTAAGTGGCAACACTGTTGAAAGTTTAAGTGGAGATTTAAACTTAGATTCATCTAATGGTATTATTAACTTTGCTGACAATGTTAATATTACAGGTAATCTTGATGTAACTGGTGATGTTACTATTGGCGGAAACATTACACTTGGTGACGAATCAACTGATAGTATTGAAATTGTTGCAGGAATTTCAAGCAACTTAGTTCCAAGTCAAGATGGCGCATTTACATTAGGTACTATTACAAACAGTTGGAAAGATTTATATGCTGGCGAAGCACAAATTGATGACATTAATATTAATACTAATGTTATTCAAACAACAAATACAAACCAAGATTTAGAATTACGTGCAAGCGGTACTGGTAGCATTACAATTGACGACTTAGCATTTAAAACAAATATTATTTCAGCAAATACTGATATTATTTTAGAACCAGGCAGTGAAAGAGTTGATATTAACTCAACTGGTAGTTTAACAATTCCAAGAGGAACAACAGCAGAACGTCCAGGTAGTGCAACAGTTGGTATGTTACGTTATAACACTGATACCGATGTGTTTGAAGGATATGATGGACAATGGATTACACTAAATGGTGTAAGAGATGTGGACCAAGATACTTACATTTTAGCAGAAGCAACTCCAGGCGCAGATGATGATACTTTATATTTTTATGCTGGTGGACAATTAGTAGCAGATGTAAATACTACTAGATTTAATGTTGCTAAACTAGCAGTTGACGACATTGAAATTGAAGGAAATACTGTAAGAGCAGTTACAACTAACTCAGATCTTAATTTAAGAGCCAACGGAACAGGACGAGTTGTTGTAGAGAATTTTGGTTTCAATCAAAATTCGATAACTAATACTGTACCCGGCGCAATTACTACACTTGCCCAAACCGGACAAGGTTACTTTAAAATTGAAGGTACAGGCGGATTTGTTATTCCAGTAGGTGATTTGTCAAACAGACATCCAACACCAGAAACAGGAATGATGAGATTTAATACTGATGACGACAGGGTTGAGATTTATGATCCTACTGGAATTTGGGTATCAGTAGCAGGTAGTTCGGGTGCTGTATCAGCACAAGATGCAGAAGAAATTGCAATTAAAATGGCAGTTACGATAGGATAATAAAATGGCAACGTTTTTTAAAAATAAAGTAGAAAAAAGTATAGGAACAGTAAGAGTACCAGTTTACGAAGCACCACCAAGTGCAAGAGCAACTGTTATTGGATTAAGTTTGGCAAACTTAACATCATCTGTTGTAAGTGCTAGTGTATTAATTGCTGACGATACATCTGTAGTAGGTTATTACTTGAAAGATGTATTAGTTCCACCTAATTCAACATTAAAAGTTTTAAATGGTGGTGAAAAAATTATTTTAGGTTCAACAAACATATTATATGTTGAATCAGATATTAACGACAGTTTAGACTGCGTAATGAGTTTTGTGGAGATAGTGTAATATGTCACAATGGTACACAGGTCAGAGTATTACAGAAACTATTGAAGATAATCTTGGAGAGAGATATTTTTATGGGTTACGTAGAACCGATGCCGGTGAATTATTTTTAGGAAAACTAGATCAATTAAGTTTGAATGATACTATTCAAATTAATAAAGAAGGTGATCCAGTAGACAACTATACAGACTTTGACGAAGGCGGAGAATTTTTTGAAGGTAGAGATTCTGCACATAACTTAACATATAAGAATTTAAATTACGAACAGTTCCGTTGGGACGATGCTAATTTATTTTATTATGTAAATGACGAAGGTGAACTAGTTGTAAGAATTAACCAAGGTCCAAATGAAGGTGCAATACAGTATGCCGGTGATGCAATTACTATTACAGATAGTGATAAAGAATGGGATAATACTAACCTTACAATGGACAATAACAATATTACATATGATCAAACATAGGAGCGGTAGGAGCAAGATATGACAAAACAAGTAGTTAACGTAGGGGTTCTTCCAAATGATGGACAAGGTGACAATCTTAGAGCCGGCGCTACAAAAATTAATAATAACTTTACAGAGTTATACACAGCATTAGGCGATGGTGACCAATTAACGGTAGTTGTCAATAATGTTTTAAACTCTTTTCCTCCAACATCAGATGGTAGTAATAAGATTACATTCTTGTTTGATGAATATTCCGATCTTCCTAATCCTACTACATATGACGGAATGTTAGCGAAGGTCACTGCTGATGCTTGTGTTTATTATGCTCATGACAATTCTTGGAGAAAAGTACTTGACCAATCTTCAACACTAGACCAATTATCAGACATTGCTTCAGCAACACCAAGTGATGGCCAAGCATTAGTTTGGAACGCTTCTAATAATGAATGGGCTCCTGGCAATGTAGCAACTGAAGGTGGTTCTAGTGCATTTACAGCATTAACAGATACGCCCGGCGCATACACTGGCTCAAACGGAAGATTACTTAGAGTAAACAGTGCAGGCGACGGTTTAGAATTTAGTAGTGCAATTACATCGGCTGAAGTTGCAACAATTCCAGTTGGAGCATTAAGTAACGTATCAAGTTCTGCTCCTGGAACAGGTGATGTACTTAAATGGGATGGTGCTCAGTGGGCTCCTGGCGCTGACATTGCATCAGGCGGTTCAGGTCTTGACGCTGACACACTTGACGGATTTGATAGTGCATACTTTTTAGATTATACAAACTTTACAAACACTCCAACATTATTTGGCGGTGCCTTTACAAATTTAACAGATACTCCTAGTGCATTTACTGGCGCGGCAAACAGATTCGTTAAAGTTAATTCTGCAGGAGATGGATTAGAATTTGTTGTTGATCAGTCAACAGATCAAAACTTATGGGAAACTATTGCGGCTGATACAGGTTCAACATCTGCTAGTACATTAACAGATACATTAACAATCGCTGGTGGAACTGATATTGCAACTGAAATTACTGACGGCACTCTTACAATTAATTTTAATGGAGCGTTGGGCGCACAAGCACTTAATGAATTGTCAGACGTTAGTACAGCAAACGCAGTTATTGGCGCGGCAGTTGCATATAATGGAACAAGTTGGGCTCCACAAAACGGAGCAAGCATTACTTGGACAATTGGTGCTAATGGAACTTCAGATTATACATTTACTGGACCAGGATTTCCAACAACAACTAATGATCCAGCACTATACTTAATGCGTGGAATGACATATTACTTTGTAAACAACAGTGGTGGTAGTCATCCATTTGAAATTAGAGTAGCAGATGGCGGTGTAGCATATAGTTCAGGAGTTGCAAATAATAATGCATCAACTGGAGTTATTACATTCACAGTACCAATGAATGCTCCAGCAACATTGTATTACCAATGTTCAGCGCATAGTAACATGGGGAATACAATTAATATTGTAAGTTAAGGAATAGATTATGTCAAGTTTTTATCAAGGTACAGAAGTAGGAACACTATTAAAAACAGTAAAAGGAAGTAGATACTTTTACGGTTTACGTAGAACACAAGATGGCGATCTATACTTGGTAAAATCAGACCAAATGAAAAGCAGTGACGGCGTACAATTAAATAAACCAGGCGATCCAACAGAAAATTATCCAGATTTTCAAAGAGGAATTGAATTTTTTGAAGGACGAGACGAAGAGCATAATACATCATATGACAACCTGCGCTATGAACAGTTTAGGTGGGATGATAGAAATTTAGTATATTATGTGGATGACGAAGGAAACTTAGTTGTTAGAATTAACCAAGAATACGATTTTCCAGATGGGGTATCTCCATAATGGTTAAATACAAGTAATATTAGGAAAGAAAGCAAATGGCTGAATTTAAAATTGATAGAATCCGATTTAGATGGACCGGACCGTGGCAGACTAGTAAACAATATATTAAAGACGATATTGTAAGTTACGGTGGTAAAACATTTGTATGTTTAAATGGACATACATCGGATCCAGATTTTTATATTGATTACTTAAATCAAGAAATTCCCAAATGGACACAGATGACAGATGGTTATCAGTGGGTTCAGGATTGGGTTCCTAATAGGTATTACAAAGTTAATGACATTGTTAAGTACGGCGGCGAATTATATTCTTGTATTGTAGGACACGATTCAACTGAGTACGAAGCACCTGATACTATTACAACTATTAATGTTACAGTTGGTTACGACACAGGAAGATATACAACAACAGGATACGCAAAAAGTTCAACGGGCTCAATTTACTTAAACAACTTTGAAAGAAACGTTATTACTTTCCAAAAAGGTAGTACATATACGTTTTCACAAACAGACACAACAAATGTCACGTTCGGTGGTCAAGAACACCCGCTTGCATTTAGTAAATATGAAGATGGTGCAAACCAAGATACTCCACTAGTTGATTATTACACAGATGGATTTACATTTTATTTAGACGGAACTGAAGTTACCGACTCTACTTATGTTGCAAATTTTGCAGAAGCAAGTTCAAGAGAAATTCGTTGGACAGTTCCACAAAATGCTCCAGACAAGTTATATTACTTTGATAGAACTGTAAACAGTTTAGACAAAGGTTCTTATATTAATGTACAAGAACCATCAGTAATAGGCGCTAATGATTTTGGTAACTGGAGATTACAAGTTTCAGGACATAACTGGCGTTACGAATGGCAACCTCAAGTAATTTACAGAATTGGAGATGTTGTAAAATATAACGGTATTGTTTATCGTTGTACATTAGAGCATACATCATCTACAACAATTTCAGGATTAGAACTTGACCAACCTAAATGGCAAACAGTAACTAGATCAGACGACTGGAAAGATATTTGGACACCGAGAACACGATATAGAAAAGATGATATTGTTCGTTACGGTGGTATTGTTTATCGTTGCTTAACTGGACATCTTAGTTCAAACAATGACGGACTAGGACTCGAAGAAGATTCATCTGAATGGGAAATTTTAATTAGTGGTATTGAGTACAAAGGACATTGGATTCCAAGTTCTGAATTAAGTATTGATAGTCTTACAGGTGGTATTGTAACAGTTCAAAGTCATATTTTCCAAACCGGTGATATGGTTGAATATTCAAGCGAAGGTACTGTAGCATCAGGATTAACTGACAATACATTTTACTACGTAAGATTAGTCGATGGCAATAATATAACTCTACACTTTAGAAAAAATGATGCTCTTGCAGACAGAAATCCTATTAATGTAGAAGGTGGTACTGGTAATCAAATTCTTATTAAACATGAGAGATATAAGGTAGGCGATATTGTTCGATTTGGTCCAAGTATTTGGCGTTGTAACACAGGACACAATTCTTCTATAACATTTGCTGAAAGTTTCTTTGATATCTGGTTACCAGGATATGAATATGAGTTACAATGGAATGAACAAGAAGTTTATCAGCCAGGAGATATTGTTAAGTACGGCGGATATAGTTATACTTCATTAACTATTAATACTAACAGTGTTCCAAGTGTTAATGGTATTACACAAGATACTGGAGATTGGGAACTTACTACTCAAGGTTATAGAATGGGTGGTCAGTATAATCAAAATCCAGACGATCAGGAAATTGCTTCTTATTGGGATATTAATACCAACTATAGAACCGGCGATGTTGTAAGATTTGGTGGCTGGCTATATGTTGCATTAAGAGATAGCCAAGGTAGTGAACCTGATGATGAATTAACAACAGTCAATGTTGCTATTACAGTAGGTGATCCAGGAAGTGGAAACAAATATTATGTTGACGGTGTAGAACAAGGTAATCTTACTTTAGTAGAAGGAAACACATACAAATTTGATCAAAGCGATAGTTCAAACTTAACACACCCGTTGTACCTAAGCACATCAGTTGATGGTTTCTGGGATGGAGGCCAATATAACTTCTTAGATAATGGTGTAACTTACTGGTTAGACGGTATTCAAGTTGCAGATGCGACAGCATATGATTCAGGGTTTGCGGCGGCAACTGAGAGATATGTTCAATACATTGTACCAAGAGATGCATATAAAGAAAACTATCTAGTTTGTTATAATCACTCTGGAATGTATAATGGTACATTAACTACAATTTATTCAAACAACTATTGGCAGACACTAATTGACGGAGATAGATTTAGAGGAAACTGGCAAGAAACTTTTTTAGTTAATGCGGCTCCAGTAGCAAATAATTATTTCTTAGGTGATATTGTTACATATAACGGAACACTATATCGTTGTATGAAAAGACACACTGCATCGCAATCAGCATCAAGACCAGATCTTGATATAGAATACACACAAGAAAATTTCTGGCAAACAGTAATTGAAGGCGGAAATTCTAACGTTCTTCAATACAGAGGTGATGTAAGAACATACACTTCTGAAGAAGCAAATTTAAATATTGGTAATCCAGGTGATGCAATCAAAGTTCTACCAAGTAAAGACACTACTTGGGAGTCATTAGAAGAATCAAAAAATGTATTTTATGTTTCACCAGACGGCCAAGATATATCAGGTGCTGGCACAGGATTGACAAAAACAAATCCATTTAAGTCAGTTAAATTTGCGTGTAATTATATTTTTGAAGATCAAGGATTAAGAACACCTGCAACAATTATAGTTGCTACAGGACGTTATGAAGAAATTTGTCCAATCAGTGTTCCGGCAAATGTTGCTATTGTTGGCGATGAATTACGTTCAACTCATATATCACCGACACCAGAAACAAAAGATGAAGATATGTTCCGTGTAAGAAACGGCTGTGGTCTTAGAAATATGACACTATCAGGTCTCGAAGGTGAACTTACAGATCCAGATGAATTTTTATTTAAACGTGTATCTCCAGGAAACGCATTCGTAGCACTTGATCCAGGTACAGGACCAGATGACGAGACTGTATGGATTACAACTAAATCGACATATGTACAAAACGTTTCAACGTTTGGTAAGCAGTGTGTTGGTATGAAGGTTGATGGAGATTTACACAACGGTGGTAACAAATCTATTGTTGCTAACGACTTTACACAAATTATTCAAGATGGTATTGGTTACTGGTGTAATGCAGATGGCTTATCAGAACTTGTATCAGTGTTTACGTATTACTGTTACATTGGTTACTTGTGTACAAACGGTGGTAAAGTACGTGCAACAAACGGTAATAACTCTTATGGTGAATATGGTTCTGTTGCAATCGGATATAACTTTAATGAAACACCAATTACTGCTAAAGTAGACAACTATTCTAAAGAAGCAGAAGTAGGAAAAGTTTACAATGATGAAAATCAGTTATTTGCTGTAGGTTATACTAACACAGGTAATCATTATACTGGTGCTGAAGTATCCGTAACAGGTTCAGGTGAAGGTGCGTCTGGTAGAATTACAGAAATTAGAAACGGATCAGTTACTGAAATTAGAATTTTAGATCCAGGCGATTCTTCAAGAGCAGGCGGCTATAATTATACCTATGCTAATAACAGAGCACAAGGCGGTGATGAAACTTATATTCAAATTGCTAACCAAGATGTTAACAATGAAGACTTTTATCGTAATAAACAAATTACGATTGTTGAAGGTGAAGGCCGAGGACAGTATGCTTACATTGATACATACGATTGGCTAAATGGTGGTGTATTAAATGTGCAAGTAAACAGTGCGCCAGATGTATTATTATCTCCAGGAACTTATACTGATGTTAAAGGAACTAGTAGTAATACAGATGCAGTTGAACCAACATTTACAATTGATATTGACGGTTCTGGTGTAGCAACAGTAACAGCAATTACAGAATTAGGTCAAGGGAATAAAGCCGGAGATATTATTACAATTTTACCAACACTGATTGGTAACTCAGGAAGTAGCGTTATAGTTGAAATTTTAGCAGTAACACCAGGTAGTAAAGATGTTACAGTTAAACGACCAGTTGATAATCAGCCAGGATGGCAACATTATCTTCCAGGTCAACCAATTGCTACTGTACTTGACGAAACAACTAGATATGAGATTACTCCAAGATTAGTTTTTGATCTTCCACCGTATTCACAAAACAGTGCATCACTTCCAGCAGGCGTAATTAAAGACACTTGTTCTAAATTAATAAGCGGTAACAATATTACTGTTATTGTAGGAACAAATTTAATTGCAAGAACAACTGACGGAACTACATTTAATGATGCAACTTCGTATACTGATTTAAATTATGTTAGCGTAGCACAAACATTAAATGGCTTTATTGCTATCGATGGTAATGGTAGAATTAAAATATCTGCAGATGGAAACAGTTGGGGAGATTCAACTGGTAATTTACTAAGTTATGGATTAACATTTACTAAAATAGCATACGGAACTGACTACGATGGTAATAATATTAACATTGCTATTGCTGATTCAACTACAAACATTTATAAATCAGCAGATGGCGGAAATAACTGGACTCAAGTTAATGCTGGAGTAAGTAACGCAAAATGGATTGCTTATGGTAACGGTAAATGGATTGCTGTAAACGAATCCGGTGATACTTGGGAAAGTGTCGACAACGGAGATACATGGACATCGGGTACTAATATTGGCGATGTGCAACACGATGTTGCTGATTTCTGTTTTGGTAACGGACGTTTCCTTGCATCATGTTATGATTCACCAAATGATTTATCAACAGTTAACAACAAATTCTTTTACAGTTTTACAGATAAAGTAACAGACGCAAGTTCTACAGTTTGGATTGCTGGCAACGAAACTGGGGTTGCAGATAATATCTTTATTAATTATTGTCAAGGTACATTCCTTGGAATTACAGAAAGCGGAAGTATTGTTCAATCAGATGACGGAGTATTTTGGACTGATAAAACAACTGCCGGCGGCACATACGTTGGTATGGGTTATGGTGTAACCGACGATGGTCCAATATTTTATCCATACACAGCAGATACCGTTTCATCAATTGAAACAATTAAAACTGGTGCAACAGCAAGAGCAACTTGTAAGATTGATGGAAGTAGAATCACAGAGTTTTACATTCAAGAACCAGGAAGTGGATACGGTCAAAATCCTCCAACATTATCAATAATTGATCCTGATGCAACTACTAATGTAAACTATGACGTTAGAATGAAAAACGGAACAGTTGGCCAAATTGAGTTTACAAATAGAGGAACAGGATACATTAATATTGGAGTTACAATTACTGGTGACGGTTATGCAGATTTGTATCAATTAGGAACAAGTTTAGTTGTTAAAAACTTAACACGTGAACCAGGACCTGGTGATAACTTGTACATTGACGAAATTAATGATCAGTTTTATGCTGTTCAAGGTGTAAAAGATTTAACTGGTACAGAAGGTAATTTCGAAGCAACATTAACTATTAGTCCAAGTTTAGATAGAGCAGAATCACCAGAACACGAAACTAATTTAACTATTAGACAACAATATTCACAGGTACGTCTAACAGGACACGACTTCTTAGAAATTGGTAAAGGTAACTTATATACTTCGCAGTATCCATTGTTAACACCGATTGAAGGATATGATATACGAGAGTTCCAAGAAACTGATAATGCAGGCGGTGGACGAGTATTCTATACTTCAACTGACCAAGATGGTAACTTTAGAGTTGGTGAATTGTTTAAAGTTGAGCAAGCAACAGGTATTGTTTCATTAAATGCTTCATATTTTGAATTAGATGGTCTAAGCGAACTACGTTTAGGTGGTGTTACACTTGGTGGAACTAACGCAGTTATTAGAGAATTCAGTACAGATCCGACATTTGCGGCAAATAGTAACGAAATTATACCAACACAACGAGCAATCGCTGGATATGTTGACAGTAGAATTAGCGGTGGTGGTACAAACGTTAACGTAAACGCTGTAATTTCAGGTGAAGTTAGAATACAAGGAAGAAGAATTAGTTCAGATGCAAACAGAAAAATTAATATTAATACGCAAATGAATTTCCGCAAACCAGTAGACGGTGATATGGCGGCAATGGCATATTTTGCAGGTGGAACTAACTTCGGATTAATAGATGAGGGAGATGCTCCAACCCCGCAGGAGATGGGAGCAGGGAAATAATAGATATGATAAATAGTATTAACACATTGTTAGGAAGCAAAAATGGCTGAGTTTAAACTAGGTAGAATTAGATTTATTTGGAAAGGTGCATGGACATCTTCTAAAGAATATTATAAAGATGACGTTGTAAGATACGGCGGACGTACATATATCGTTAATACAGGCCATATTAGTTCTAACGCTTTTACAACAGACATTTCAAACTTTGACTTATTAGCAGACGGTACTGAATGGAAGGGCGATTGGGCACTTTCAACAGTCTTTAAACCTAATGATATTGTCAAGTACGGCGGTTTACTATACATTTGTAATACAGGCCATACATCAGCATCAACTGAAACAGATGGATTAGAATTAGATCAAACTAAATGGGATCTATTTTCAGAAGGCTTTAACTGGCAAGGTGCTTGGGGAGTTGCTACTCGTTACAAAATTAATGATGTTGTACGCTATGGCGGCGTTATGTATTTGTGTACTCAAGAACATACATCAGCCGCTGATGTTACAGATGGCTTAGAATTAGATGAAACTAAATGGGATGTTTTTGCACACGGACAAAATTGGCAGAATGTGTGGACTGCAACATCACGTTATACAGCAGGTGACGTTGTACGTTATGGCGGTCAAGTATATATTTGTAATACAGGACACACTGCCGCGGCAACTGATGCATTAGGCTTAGAAGCCGATCAAGCAAAGTGGGATTATGTACACAAAGGTATTGTATACTTAGGTAACTGGACTGCGTCAACACGTTATAAAAATAATGATGTTGTTAAGTATGGTTCGGATATCTGGATTTGTACAACATATCATACATCGGGTGCAACACTTGCGGCTGATGAAAGCAACTGGGCAATTTTTGTACCAGGATTAGAATTTGAAGATAGTTGGCAGAACAATGTAAACTATCAGCCAGGCGATGTTGTAACCTATGGTGGTTATTCTTACATATCAATTACAAACAACTTTAATCAAGTTCCTTTTAATAATGGAACTGAATGGGATTTATTTACAACAGGATTTACATTCCGCGGCGACTATGACAACAACTATGCATACAAGATTGGCGATGTTATTCGTTTAGGCGGTTGGACTTATATTGCACTTGCTGACGGAACAGGTAATAGACCACCGGATGCAGTTTACTGGGATAAACTTAACGAAGGTTTATATTGGAAAGGTGCATGGGTTGACAATGTTTACTACGACAAAGGTGATGTTGTTAGAGGCATTAACGATGTTAACTCTTATGTTTGTATTGCGCCACATACATCAGAAGAAGTTGGTGCAGGACAAAATAGACCAGACCAAGATACTAATGGTAACTATTGGAATTTATTATCAGGCGGCGCTGAAGTTGGTAACTTAACAACACGTGGTGACCTTGTTTACTACAGTGGAGCAGGACCAACAAGATTACCAATTGGTTCTCCAGGTCAAGTATTAAAAGTTAACTCATCAGGAACTGATCCAGAATGGGCATACTTTGGACAATTAGACGCTGTTTATTATTCATCACCAAACGGTGAAGATTTAAACGTTCCGGCGGCTGGTGTTACACTTGATAAACCTTTTAAAACTGTAAATTTTGGTTTACAACAAATTGAAAAAGGCGCAAGAAAACCATATGCAACTCAATTGTTAAAAAGAAATAAAGCATTTATTCAAGATGAAACTTTAAGTTGGGTTGACACACAAGTAATTAATTCAAGTGCTCCGTTTACAGGTTCATTTACATACACTGCGGCAAACTGGCGTAGAGACATAGGTACATTTGTTGATGCACTTGTTTGGGATTTATCACATGGTGGTAATAGAATGACTAGACAAGAAACTCTAGCATACTTTGATAGTGCGGCTGATCAGTATTATGTATCTAATGATGGTATTACTGCTGAATTCTCAGCGGCACTAACATTTGTTACTGCATTAATTGATGATGTTATTACACAAGATACACCAGCAACTGATTATCAGGTTTTAAGAAGTGTTGCCAATCCAACATTACAAATTACAGATTCTTCTATAGTTGAAGAGCCAGAAGCACAAGCAATTTTAGTAAACTTAAGAACGATTGCATCAGCGGCACTAACAGCAGGAAACACTAATAGTGTTCCAGCAGAGATTGTTGCTAACGACACGCTGTTTATGAAAACAGGTACATTTACTGAAGTATTACCAATGGTAATCCCAGAAAGTTGTGCAGTAGTTGGAGACGAACTACGTTCTTCAAAAGTTTCACCTGCAGGTTCATTAGTTGATTCAAGTGATACTCCATACTCACTAGCAGGCATTACTCATATGGCTAGTATTATTGATGACATTATTACAAACACACCAATTACAAAAGCAACTAATAATCCGTTAGATCAAGATGTTGCTTTACCGGCAGGCTCAGGCGCGGCAGGAACAGAAGCGGCGGCGATTGCTACAGACATTAAGAATAAAATTGATTTTGCTATTAATGCAGTTGGAAGTGATGTTGCACAATCAGGAGTAAACACTCCGGTTAAAACAGCAGGATATACTGACGCTGTTTTAAGACTAGAAGAAAATAAAGAGTTTATTGCTGAAGATGTTACAAACTATATCATTAATACATATCCAGGATATGTAGATTTTGATGCGGCAAAACAAGCATCATGTAAAAGAGATGTTCGTAGATATATTGAAGCAATTCAAAATGACTTAATTTATACAGGACGTTATAGAGCACTAAGAGCGGCAGAACAATATATTAATGCTGTAGGTGGTTCAACTGACAAACATATGTTCTTTGTACGTAATGGTACAGGTTTAAGAAACTGTACACTTATTGGATTAACTGGAACACTAAGCAGTCCTAATCTTTATGGAACAAGACGTCCAACAGCAGGGGCTTATGTTTCACTTGATCCAGGCTGGGGTCCAGCACATACAGAAGTATGGGTTAAAAATAAATCATGTTATGTACAAAACGTAACTACATTTGGTACTGCTTGTATTGGATTAAAAATTGACGGCGATTTACACGCAGGTGGTAACGACTCTGTTGTTGCTAACGACTTTACACAGGTACTAAGTGATGGTATTGGTGTATGGTGTACTAACTTAGGTAGAACAGAACTTGTTTCGGTGTTCTCATACTATGGACACATTGGTTACCTAGCAGAGAACGGTGGTAAGATTCGTGCTACAAACGGTAACTCATCATACGGTACATTTGGTTGTGTTGCTGAAGGTGTTGATGCAACTGAAGTTCCAATTATTGCTTACGTAGATAATAAAGCACAACAAGCAGTTGTTAGTAATATTTTAACAGATGGTGATAGAATTTTAGCACTTGAGTATACTAACGCTGGTAGAGAATATGATCTAAATGGCGGTAACGCAGTTATTTCAATCGGTGGAGACGGATTTGGTTTAGGAACTGTTACTCCAGTAACAAGAACCGCAGGTGTTATGGAAGTAAGACTTCTTAATACTAACGATGAATATGGCGGAGACGATTACTTAACAGTTGGAAACGCGGCACAGATTGGTAATGCAACAAGCATTACAATTTCAAATACTGATACAAATTCATCAGGTGCATTAGCAGGAATGGCAATTTGGATTGAAGCAGGATTAGGTGCAGGCCAGTATGCATACATTGATACATACAACGCAGGTACAAAACAAGCAACAGTAAGAAAATATTCAGATGGTTCTCCAGGTTGGGATCATATTTTAGGTGAGCCAATTTTAAGTTTACTTGACAGTACAACAACTTATCAAATTGAACCAAGAATTGAATTTTCAACTCCGGCTGGAGACGGTTCAAGTACATCTATTAGAGCATTAGGTAGAGTTAGAGTTGCTGATAGTAAAATTGCAGAAGTTAAAATTATTGAACCAGGACAAGGTTACGATGAAAATATAACATTTACTATTACAGATCCAAACAATACATTAGATGCTCCACTACAAGTTAGAATTGCAGACGGAGTACTTGCACAGCCAACATTTGCTGGAGCAACAAACGCTGGTAGAGGTAGCGGATTTGAAACTGCTACTGCAACTATTACTGCTTTACAACAAGAAGTTTTAGTAACAGGCATAACACAAGCAAGTCCAGCAGTTGTTAATGTTTCGTTAGGACACGGTATTACTATTGATGGCACAAAAGTTAATATTAGTGAAGTATTAGGTATGGTTAAATTCTTTGACCCAACTGACTTTTATGTAAAAGTTGTTGATGCAAATAACTTTGAATTATACGAAGATCCATTATTATCTGTTCCAGTTGATACTAGTGCAGAGCCATCATGGAATGCTAACGGTAAAGTAAAATATGGCGGCGGATTTATGGATAGATTCCAGCCAGGCAAGTATATTCAAATGACTGGTATGAGAGCAGTTCCAAGAGCAGGGTCAAATATTGAATTTAATAATCAATCAAATGTATTCTATAAATTAGTTGCTGTTACTAACTTAAGAGGTAACGGACCATACTCAGCACAGTTGCAAGTATCACCAGATGTTCCAGTTGATACTGCACCACAACACTCTGAAAGTTCAGAAGTAAGAATTAGATATTCACAAGTACGTCTAACAGGACACGACTTCTTAGACATTGGTACTGGTGATTTTACTAACACAAATTATCCTAATGTTCCATTACAGGATCCACAACCAGATAACGAAACTGTTGAAGGTGGTGGCGGTAGAGTGTTTTACACTTCAACTGACCAAGATGGTAACTTTAGGGTTGGTGGATTGTTCAACGTTGAACAGTCGACTGGTATTGCAACCCTAAATGCTGATGCATTTAACATTTCAGGATTGCAAGAATTACAACTCGGTGATATTGCTCTTGGTAATACAGGCGCAACAATTAACGAGTTTAGCACCGACGGTACATTCTCCGCAAATAGCGACAGTATTGTGCCAACACAAAGAGCAATTAAAACATATATCACGTCACAGATTGGTGGTGGTGCGAGTACTCTTAACGTTAACCAGATTATTGCTGGTCTTGTACAAATTTCCGGCCAGGAGATTACTACAACTACAGTAGTGCCAATTAACGTTGATGCTCAATTCAACTTCCGCGCTGGAATTGATGGAGCACCTGTGGCGCTAAATATGTTTTTAATGGGATAAAGGAGAATAAATTATGGCATCAGGAAGATTGGGAGCAAGCGATTTAACAGCGGCTACTAATACCACCGTATATACTGTGCCAACTGATAACTATGCAGTTGTAACATTGTCGGTGTGTAATAGGGGAAACCAAGCAATTGGAGTCCAAGTAGCAGTGGCATCCGCTGATACTCCTATAGGAGCAGAATACATTGAGTGGGAAGCAGAAGTATTAGCCCACGGTGTACTAGAGAGATCCGGTATCGTCATGGACGCTGGCAAAAAGTTGGTTGTACGTTCAAGTTCAGGCAACGTAAGTGCTGTAGCGTTCGGTATTGAGACATCGGCATAAATACAATAGAAGGATAAAACAATGGGAAGATATATTACTACAACTGGAACCGCTGGTACTGTATTAAGAACTACAGGATCGAGTTATGCGGCCGAAGTCAATGATAGAGTATTGTGTACATCAGGAGGCATTACAATTACGCTTCCTCTTAACACAAGTTTGTTAGAAAACGACACAGTACAAATTATTGACGTTACGGGTGCATTTAGTTCGTCTAATGTAACAGTAGCACGTAACGGCGCAAAAATCCAGAATAGAGCAGAAGATTTAACACTAGATATTGATAACGTAGCAGTTACACTTGTTTATACAGGTGCAACTTACGGTTGGATTATTTCAGGTACATAAGATAGGGAACTAGAATTATGGCATCACTTAGAAGTTTACTTAGCGACGTTGAACCAGCAAAATCAGGTGTTCAAAGACAGTTTTGGGTATACCAGCAAAATGATAACATTGGTAACGGTGGAAGATGTTGTCTATGGACTGTACCTGCTAATACTGTTAACGTAACATTTGAAATGTGGGGCGGCGGAGGTGGAGGCCATGGCGCTTGTTGTTGTCAGTTTCCAAATAGACCAGCGGCTGGCGGTTCTTACGGTATTAGAACTATTCAAACAGTTGCAGGTTGCCAATATACAATCTGTGCAGGCGGTTCAACAGTATGTTGCTGTTTCGGATGTATTGGAGGAGACGGGTATCCTAGTTTTGTAACAGGATCTAGTATTCCAACTACTTGTGCACCAGGTGGCTGTGCAGGTAAAGCGTGTTGTTTCACAGATGCATACACTTGTCATCCAAGTTTTGTATGGCAATGCGGAACAGGCGATTGGGGACTTCCACAAATTTCAGGAAGTTCAAAAAGAAGTCAATATTGTCACAACCAAATGTGGAACTTTGTAACAGGTTCCGGAATGTTTAGCGTAGCAAGAAGATCAAGAGATTGGTGTGCTGGTAACTTTACCAACACAGGTTCTTGTTTTGGCTGTTTAGCGATGTTCCCAGGTGGTGGCGGACCAGGCGGAGCGGCTTGCGGCGAACCTTGTTGTTGGGGTGGCTGGGGCAATGCTGGCGCGGTAAAAGTTAGTTATAGTTAAAAGGAAAACGGAGAAAACATATGCCAAGTAACACAATTATAGAAACAACGTTTACATATGATGTACCTGATGACTATCTAGCCCAGACAAATAACGATGGTAACACCGCAACTGCCACTTATAACGGGCCAGATAAAATTTGGGTATTCATTGATAAAGATACAAGTCGTTCAGATACAGCAAGACTTGTATTAACAGAAGAAGAAAACGGTGCAGACTTTCCTGTACCAGAAGGTCAATACAAAGTAATGATTGACTGTGCGGCAGATCCTAAACTTTGCTCACTATTTGATGCAAAAGTTGAATGGGATGTTGTACAAGGTCAAACAAATTTAGTTGTTGATTTGCCAGATGGCACTACTTACGAAAGACCAGACCCAACGGATGTTGATCACACTTATGAATTAGATGAGTGTACTTACAATCTAGACGGTATATTAAGCGAAGACGGTACAACTTATAGTGGTGGTACATGGACTATGGCTTGGAAACAACCATGGACATCATGGGAACAATTAATCATTGTAAGAAATAATATGTTAACTGCGTCTGATAGTAAAATTGCTGACGATATGCCAGAGGCAACTAAGCAACTTTGGTTAGACTATAGACAGAAGTTAAGAGATTTACCAGCATTGTTTGGACATGGCACTGATTCAGAGTTACCAGCGTACATGATTAACTTTCCAGTTGAGCCAGGTGCAAATATTTTACCAATAGAGGACGACGAATAAAATGTCTAGTTTAAGATCCTTATTACAATACGGAACTTCTTCAAGCGGATCAACACCGTTAAGAAGTTTACGAGTTTATAATACAAATATTACAACTCAAAACAACGGCGGCCAGTGTTGCTTATGGACAGTACCAGCAGGTGCTTCGTGGGCGGCTTTTGAAGTTTGGGGTGGCGGAGGTCCAGGTGCAGGCGTATGTTGTTGCCAACAAGGATGGTCCGGTGGATCAGGGTCTTATGGTAGAAGAATTATTGAAGTTAATAACGGAGATGCATTTACGATCTGTGCAGGTGGCTCAACTTGCTGTCACTCAAGATGTTACAGTTGTAGAGGATTTCCAAGTTGGGTATGCGGGCCAAGCGGATTTTGTATGTGTTCATCAGGTGGAGCAGAAGCGGCTTCTAAATGTTGGTTTAGCCAAAGTTGTTCATACAGCGGGTGTCAAATGTTTAACTGCGGATGTGTTAACGGTGCTACATTAGCAATGTGTGGTACAACAGGAGGCGGACATGGATCTGCTCACTGTGCATCAGATATGCACCAGTTTATACCAAGTGCGCCTTTTACAGGTTCAACAAGAATGTCACGTTCAGGATGTTATAGATCACATGGTCAAGACCAAGGAGATCACGGTGTGTTTCCAGGAGGCGGCGGCGCATCAGGAGTAACACATGATGAAGTATGTTATTGCGGAGCGAAAGGAATGGGCGGATTAGTAACAGTTTACTATACGTCAACATAAGGAGTAAATAGTAGTATGTCAACATTAAGAGATTTTTTATTCGGATACGACGATCCTAAAGCAGTTCCTAGAGAGATCGCAGTCTATAATACAAGTACGACAACTCCAAATAATGGCGGAAGATGTTGTTTATGGACAGTACCAGCAGGCGTTGCATATGCAACATTTGAAATTTGGGGCGGAGGAGCGTCTGGAGACGGCGCTTGTTGTTGTCAACAAGGTTATCCATCTTCCGGTGGAAGTTATGGACAAAAAGCGGCAGAAGTATCAGGCGGTCAGCAATATACAATTTGTGCGGCAGGGTCGACTTGCTGTAGACAAAAAGGAAACTGTCAACAAGGTTATGATTCATATGTATGTAGATCAGGTGACTGGTGTGCAAGAGCGTGTGGAGGAAGAGTTTTACGTACAGAATGTTTTATGTATAACAACTGTTATTCATGTTGTAGAATGAGATACTGTGTACACGGTTTCTCCGGTATGGACTTTGGCGTTGGTGCTACACAATCAACATCACAGTTAAGTCAATACTGTCATGATAGAGGAAATATGTTCGTTGGCGATCCTCCAGGACGCGGCGGAATGAGAAACGGTCCAAATGGCTGTTGTTTATGGGGCGGATCAGAAGGTTTTGGTTTATTCCCAGGCGGTGGCGGTATGTCAGCACAATCATTTAGTGAAGTGTGTTGTTGCGGATCACCAGGAGCAGGCGGACTAGTATACGTTGTATACTACTAAGAGGTAAGGATAAAAATGACAATTATTAGAAAACAATTTAACTATCCTAAACCAGATGAATATTTGGGGCAGATTGATGAACAACAATTACAAGGAACCCATACGTATGAGGGTCCTCCAGCATTATGGGTTTTTATTGATAATGTAACAAACAAAATTGCACCTAGAGCGCATATGGAAGAAGAAGAAGGCATGGACGTTCCAGCGCCTTTAGGTCTTCGTAAAGTATTAGTTGATTGTGAAGAAAATCCTATTATTTGTTCATTAATGGAATGTGATTGTGACGATGAAGAACATGAATTAGTTTCAGAAGAACTTCCTAATGGTGTAACTTATCTTACATATATGGATCCACCACCTGATCATACATACGAAAAATTTGATATTGAATGTAATTCTAACAATGAGTTTGTCAAAGTAGCAAGTTCAACTAAGGGCGGTGTACCACATTATCCTTGGAAACAACCACACATTAAATGGCCTCATCTACGTAGACATAGAACAACATTATTAGGCTGGAGTGATGACAAAGTAAACACAGATATGCCGGCTTCGTTACAAGAAGAATGGAATACTTTCAGACAAATATTACGCGATATGCCAGTACTTTACGGTGATAGTTTTGATGTTGAAATTACTACTTCCGGTACAGGATATGAAGTTGGAGATAAGATTAAATTTGCGGCTTCTAATCTAGACGATTATATTGTTGCAGATGAACTAGTTGCTACTGTTAAAACAGTTGGAGCAAGTGGTGAAATTACAGCACTATCATTAAGTGATAATCAAGCAATTAATGACGGTAATGATATTATTGTAGGTAGATCAGCAAAAGAGTTTGCTAATGCTCCATACACATATGAAGCAGTTACAGACGGCGCAAATGCTGGTGCAGATGCTACATTTAGAGTACACAAATGTCAGCGTTATGCGGCTTGGAAAGTAGATACTCCACGTTCACCTTGCGGCACTGCATAAGTCACAATTAAACATAATCAGCACCTGCTTACTTAAATAATTGCATGAGCAATAAAGTAAGATTCGCGGGTGCTCAACTACCCGTAACGCAAAATCTAGAAGAAAATAAAAAATCAATTATGAAGGCCATTGACTGGGCCTCAGATAATAATTGCAACTGGATTCTTACACCTGAAGGATCACTATCAGGTTACTTTCCCAACTTTGATCTTATTCCAGAAAACGGAATGGCTGATATTGCTAAAGCAACATATGATATTGTTACATACGCAAATAAAAAGAACATGGGAATTGCACTAGGAACACTATGGGTTGATATAGAACACCGAGGCACAATTAGAAGAAATCAAATTAGATACTATGATAATCAAGGCGAATTATTAGGAGCAACTAACAAGCAGTACATTGTCGGTGGAGAAGATAGTCCACATCACAGTTGGGATCAAGTATTAGCAGATCCTCCAGGAACCACAAAAACACACTACCTTGATGGTATAAGAACTACAGGAATGATTTGTAATGATCTATGGGGCAACGGCTTTAGATTTAATGCGCCTAGTTTACCATTAATGGCAAGTATACATCAAGTAGACCTTATATTACACAGTACTAACGGAGATAGAGGAAATAGTCAGGACAGTATTTGGATGGAATGGCATGATATCCATCTTAGAATGATGAGTTTACAATATAATATTCCTATTATAACTGTTGATAGTTGTTGTGATAAATTTGGAGAAAATAGGCAACTGCCTACAAGTTCTCCGAGCGGAGTAGTAGTAAACGGTGAATGGGTAGTACAAGTGCCACGAACAGAACAACAACACTTTTATTGGGATTATTTCAAACCTGAAGGTGAAAACTTAAACACATAATAAGTATTTGAAACAAAGGAACAAAACTAATGTCAAACAGAAACACAGCCTTTTTTATTAACGGCGGAGCCGGTAGAGTACTTTGCTCTATTCCAGCCCTTGAAAAATATCACGAAGAAAATCCAAACGATGATTTTATTTTAGTTTGTGAAGGAGGCACTGAACTGTATAAAGGTCATCCTGTACTTCACAAAAAAGCATACGATCATTGGCATAAGAATTTGTTCGAAGACAAATTAAAACATATGAATTTAGTTACACCTGAACCATATCGAGTATTTGAATATTACAACCAACAAGCAAGTTTATCTCAGTGCTATGATATTGAAATTAATAAAAAGGGTGTAAGAGATCTATCTAAGCCTACTCTTAAATTAAATGCTCAGGAGATAATGACAGGACAAAAATTAGTTTCTGAAGTAAAAGAAAAGACTGGTAAAGATAAAGTAATTGTATTTCAACCATTTGGCAGAGGAACAATTCACGAAAATGGAATGATTGTTGATCCAAGTGGTCGAAGTTTCGAAGCAGACAACGTAATTAATATTGTTGATAAACTTAGCAAAAAATACGGTGTAATTTTTATGAGCGAAATTGGCATTGAATTTAATAAGCACGGTGTTAAACAACCTGTTGCAATTCCACAAAATATTGAACTTAGATTTTGGTGTGGAATTATCAATGCCGCTGATCACTTCTTAGGTTGTGATAGTGTTGGTCAACATATTGCATATGCTCTTGAAAAGACAGCAACAGTTGTTGTTGGATCTACTTTTAAAGAAAATATTTCATATCCAAATGAAGAAAAACATGATATTTTAGATATGGGAGAAGGCGCAAGAGTTTATAGTCCTATTAGAATTACAATGGACGAATGGTCTGATAGAACTAACGAAGGTATTATGCATATGAATGAAAAAATTGAAGATATCATTCTTGAATCTGTTAATAACATGATTAAAACAGGAAAAAATGCAGAAGCCAACAAAACGAAAAAGTAGACTCTTTACTTTTGGATGCAGTTTTACTATGTATGCGTGGCCAACGTATGCAGATATTCTAGGTAATCATTTTGAACATTACGAAAACTGGGCGTTTCCAGGATTAGGCAATCGTGCGATTGCTGAACGTATTGCAGAATGTCATGTAAAAAATAATTTCACAAAGAATGATGTAGTATTAGTACAATGGAGTACTCATATTAGAAACGACTGGCATACGTTTTCTCCTATGCAGTTTAATCCTGATAGTTTCTTACACGTATGGTTCAGAAATAATTCAAATATTGGATGGAAAACACAAGGAAGTATTTTTAATGTTAGTAATAGACAATACGTTTATAACAATCATTGGGTTAATACCTTTTGGGACGAACACAGTTATATGATGTATAGCCTAAACGATATGCTACTAACACAAGGACTATTAGAAAGTACAGGGTGTACTTGGCGTATGACTAGTATTGGTGATTTTCAAAAGATGTGTACAGATATTCCTAATGCACAAGATGAAAATATTTCAGATAAAGACGATATTTTTAAATCTAAACCTGAATTTGAAGTATATAGATCTGTGTTAGAACATGAAAACTGGGTAACACCAATTGGAACATATAGTTGGAATAACGGTGCTGACAGTTATGAATTTCAAAATAACCAAGGCACATGGTTAGAAGTTCATCCTAGTCATAAACAGCATTATTACTATGTAAAAGATGTTATAGATCCTAGTTTAAATTTAGATTTAGATTTAACATTTTATAAAAATAATGTTAGTGATAAAATTAGAGATTTAAAAAAAGAGCATAATGAATTCCTAGAATTCCAAGAAGCAATCTATAACAATATAGATTTCAAACCAGTTTATAGAGGTTTTTAATGAAAAGATTATTTGTATTTGGTTGTAGTTTTACAATGTATTCTTGGCCAACATATGCAGACTTTCTCGGCTACGAATTTGACCATTATGAAAATTGGGGATTTCCAGGATTAGGTAATAGAGCAATATCACAAAGAATAGCAGAATGTCATGCTAAAAATAAATTTACAAAAGACGATGTTGTAATTGTACAATGGAGTACTCATACACGCAACGATTGGCATACATTTAGAACTGTAGAGTTTAAAGGCAAGCGAGGAGATTCTATTAGAAATACTGATGAAATAGGTTGGAAAACTAAAGGCAGTATTTTTAATTATATGAATCGAGAAGTGTGTTATGATAATCATTGGATTCAAACATTTTGGGATGAAGATAGTTTTTTTGTACACGGAATGAATAATATTGCCCTTGCTCAAGGGCTTTTGGAAAGTACAGGTTGTACTTGGCGTATGCTTTCTATTAGTAATATGAATAAACTAGGAACTGATATGCCTGATGCTCCGGACTATGGAGAAAAAACACAGGAAACAGCAGATATTTTTATTGACAACGAGCAATTAAAAGTATATAATAATATATTGAATCATAAAAACTTTATAAAACCATTAGGATTATTTGCTTGGAACATTCCAGAAAAAAACTATAAATTCTGGGATCCAAAAACAGATACTACTTGGACAGAAATGCACCCTAGTCATTGGCAACATTGGGAGTATCTTAATCAAATTCTCCGTCCAAGTTTAGGCATTACTAATGAAAATAACGATAAACAATATAGTACAGTAAAAAAACTAGATGAACTAAAAGATAAGTGTCGCGATCTTATTTCGTTTGAAGAAGAGATACTAGAAAATATAGTTGATTATAGACACGTAGGATATATAGGATTTTAATATGAAAAAACCACCAATTTGGATTGCTGGAATAGCAAGAGGACACAACGCAGGTGTTTGTCTTTTAAAAGATGGAGAATTAATTTTTTCTATTGAAGAAGAACGATTGAGTAGACACAAGTATGATGGCGGACCTCTTGCATCTATGATCAAAATTCTTGAATATACAGACAAGTTAGATTATCTAGTAGTAGCACATACACAAAGTTTAGAAGCAACAGCAGGAAAAGTAGATTTCACTGGCGACGATATCTATACCGGTCTTGCACGTAAACTTGGTTTAATTGATAGAGATCCTAAACTACTTCCTAAACATCCTCAAGTAATTGATTACAGTTATTTCCATCATAAATTACACGCGGCATTAGGGTTTTATAATTCAGGATTTGAAGAAGCAGTTGCTCTTATAGTTGACGGTGCAGGTACATTCTTTGAAGCACAATTAGAAGGTGAATATAATCCTCCAACTACGTTATGGGAAACAGAAAGTATTATTGATTGTGAATTTCCAGGAAACTTTAAAACTTTATATAAACATTTAGGAACAAGAGGACCATTGGTTGGCGGAGAGTTTAAAGAGTTTAATGGTGGATTCTTCGGAGAAGAAGGTCATACTATTCCTCAAATTGTTATTAGTGAAACAGCAGGTATTGTAAAAACATATGAAGCAGTAACTGAATACTGTGGCTTTAGTTTTATTGAAGCAGGAAAAACTATGGGACTATTTCCATATGGTGATACTAATGACAATATTCCACAGTTGTTTACAAGTAATCAAACAAGTGCATTGTCAAACAGAAATGTAATTATTCCAACGTATCCTAACGGTGCTCATGTTAATCGTAATTATTTTGAAATACTTAGAGATCGTCAAGGCCAAGACGAAGATGTTACTAAGTTGGATAACAGAAGAGACATGGCATATGCTGTGCAAACACAAACACAAAAACAAGTTGCAGATTTAATTAGAAAAGCAGTTGCAATGAGTGGTAAGAAAAATGTTGTACTAAGCGGTGGTTACGGACTTAACTGTGTTGCAAATTATTGGTATTTAGAAGAACTAAAAGACGAAGGTATTAATTTATATGTAGAGCCAGTATCAAATGATGCGGGCACAGCAATGGGCGCGGCACTATTACAACATAGATTAGTTACTAATGACTCAACAGTATTATCTCAAAGAGATACGTTATATAACGGCCCTGCATATTGTTATTCAGATGAAGAGATTAAAGAAACAGCCGATCGGTATGAAGCAGAAGTACGTAGTGTTACTAAAGAAGATATTGTTAATTTATTGTCTGAAAGAAATATTGTTAGTATTTTTCAAGGACGATCAGAGAACGGTCCACGTGCTTTAGGTAATAGAAGTTTCTTATATGATCCTACAGATCCAGATGGTAAAGATCATGTAAACAAAGTTAAACGCCGTGAATACTTCCGTCCATTTGCAGGTACAATTCTTGAAGAAGATGTACACGAATGGTTTAACTTACGTGGTATGAAATCATCACCTACAATGATGTATGCTGTAAATTGTCAGCCAGGAATTGAAGAAAAGATTCCTGCTATTATTCACGTAGACGGTACTTGTCGTATCCAAACAGTGAATGAAAAACAAAACCCACACTACTATAATCTAATTAAAGCATTTAAAGAAAAAACTGGGATTCCTATGGTGTTTAATACTAGTTTTAATTTAGGCGGAGATCCGCTAGTTGAAACGCTTGACGATGCTATTAGAACGCTTGCAAAAAGTGATGTAGAGTACCTATATTTGCCTGAATACGATACCTTAATTACAGTTAAAAATTAAATCCTCATAAGCGATAAATACTATAAAGAGGACTAAAATGTTTGATATCGGTAAATTTTTCGGCAAGGGATTAAAGAACACAGTGCTAATGAAAAACGGCGCTAATATAAGTTATCACGGCCCTTGGAAAAAAATAACAGAAGATACGGTAATCGACCGTTGGCTAGTTGGTGATTTTTGTGCCGCAGAATATACTATTGTAGCAGATCTTTCAACATTCCAAAAAGAAATTATCAAGTGTTTAGTAGTTGCTGGACCTAGTACTGCTGAATTAGTAGTGTACGGACGTTCAAATCTTGGAAATCAAATTATCGACTTAACTGCAACAGTTAATGACAGTTATGTTAACATCATTGCTAATGCAAAACCACTCGATGATTCAGCACCAGGACGAGGTGCGAAACTAGTTTTCAGTGCCAATTACTATCAAACACAAAATGTTTTAGTACCTGCTTAACGAGCAGATAAATATGTGTAATTGGAGCATCATATGGCAGTAACTTATAACCCTTTCGAGTCAGAGCATGGATTTAAAAGCCCAGGCTTTACAGTTGATGATAACGGTAATGTTACAGTTCGTAGTCTTTCTTATATTGAGGAAGAAGAAGTAGTTCTTGAAGGTAGATTATATTTTAATCAATTAGGAACAGGCGATCAAGCAGTTTATACTCAGGACGGCGTATTTGCACCAGGTTCAGATGTCCTTAGGCAAAATCCTCCATTACAATTTACTAGAGGTGAAACATATTCATTTAACTTAAATAATTTTAATTATCTTACATGGAATATTTGGCAAGAAGATCTAACAGGAAATTCAGCAGTTACAATTAATGGAACTCCAGTAGTTTATTATAACAATGGAATTAGTTATAAAGTTAGCGATACTGATGTTTCAACACTAGAAGGACAAGATGCACAAGGAAAAACTAATGGTGTATTTTTCTTCGAGGTTCCACCTTTAGCACCTGAAACATTATACTATGGAACAGGTGATGGATCTATATTTGGTGTTATTACAACAGCAGATCCAACTATTACAGGTGTTGGTAGTTTTAGTTCTTTAAATGTTATTGGAGATGCAACATTTACAGGACAAGATTCAGAAATTACTATTGCACCATCTGGTCAGTATGGTACTGTTACAATTAGTCCTGGCGGAGCAGGTACATTAAGTAATATGTACGTCCAAGCAATTACATTAGATGTAACAGATACGACTACAATTACTCCTGATAATAGAAGTGTAACAATAGCACCAACAGGAACAGGAATTTTAACACTATCATCTGGACTAACAGGATCTATCGATAACATGGAAATAGGTCAGTCAATTCCAAGAGATGGTTCATTCTTAGCCCTAAATGCAGAAAATGGGTTAAATAGTACAGTGATAGGAAATGTTACTCCAGAAGAGGCAACATTTACACAAGCAACAGGAAAAAACGCACCAGTGACTAGTCAACATTTAACAAACAAACAGTACGTAGATAATACAGCAACGGCGTTGGCTATTGCATTAGGAGTATAATAAGAGATGGCAAAAAGAAAAATTAATGAGTACATTTTCCATAACGGAATTTCTTATAGTGATAATTACTATCCTAATGCATATTGGTTAATTGAAAACAACGTTGAATTTATCATTGACGAAGTTCGTGCATATATTAATACTAATATTGCAAAAGCCGCACAGCACACTCCAACAGACGCAACGTATAATCCGCAAACTGGAATAATGACACTGACTATTCCTAGTCATCCGTTTGTTCCAGGAGATCAAATTATTATTGAAGAAAGTGCGTTAGTGTTTACTTGTGGATTTGACAATTATGCAACCACACACGCATACCCAAGAGGTTCAGGAGCACCAAACGATGCAGGAACTGATCCATATTTTGATGCACCGATTTTAATTACATCAACAACAACATCTACTATTACATTCTTTATTGGAATTTCATCAAATACTTCAACACACGTTTTTGATTCAGCAGTTGCTAATGGTGTGCGAAGTGTGTTTTATAACTATGTAAATGATAGTGATGCTAAGTGTGAACGCGATATGCGTTATAATCTAATTGGTGGAGATAAGAATAATAGTGTTACAGATCAGCCAGGTGGATTATTATACGACTTAAGATATAAAGGTAATGAACAAGCACGTTATCTAGCATCAACATATTGGGATAAAGCAATACCTCAGATTGATGGAGATAGAAATCCAGAAAGAGCCGCAAAGAATTTTTGTGCTTGGTTAATTAACAATTACATTTTTACTAACGAAGCATGGACAACAAATCAAAGTCCTGCTGTAACAACACAAACTATTAATAGTGAATATATTGCAGAATCAGACGCATCAAGTCAAGTTAATAAAGTATTAGTAGATACTATTGGTAGAGTTATTGTTGAAGGCACTGATGCAATGCCAGATTTCCATCGTGCAGAAATTAGTAGAGCAATTTTTCCAACAAAAGTAACACAAGACAATCTATTATTAATTACAAATACAACTACAAATCAAGTGTTGTTTAACTTTAGTGATCCATCTAAAGGCGCTGACGTAAAATATACATATGATTCTGTTGAATACACACCTACATATTTCTACTTTCAAAAATTCCTTGAAACTACTGATACAATTACTCAAGTATTATTCAACATAGATACTACTAACGAAGAATATCTTACAAATTGTAGAGCATTACTTACAAATAACAAAGAGTTTATTAAAGACGAAGTACGTGCTTGGATCGCAGATCAAGTAGCAAATGCATCTGTAGGAAGTATCTGGGATGGATATACCTATAATGCGGCTAAGTGTGAAAGAGATACAGGATTTAACATTGACGCAATTATTGCTGATATGCAATATGGTGGAAATGCAAACGTAAGAACCACAGCGTCAAAATATTGGAAGGGTCCTACTCCTCAAATTGACGGCACACGCGAACAAGAAATTGCCGCTAAAAACTTCATGCGTGATTTGGTTAACAATTATATTCTAACAAAAGCGGTATACCCAACAAAGCAAACAGGAACTCCAGAAACTACACAATACTTCTTAGGTGCAGATTGTGAACTTGGTGGGAACACAAGAGTTACATCACTTGTTTCAATTCTTACTGAAGTAATTGAAAAAGGTTTAGATTTTCTTCCAGTTGAAGATAAGCCGAATGTATTTTCTGAAACAGATACACTTCAGATTTTTGTTGAGCAAGGTGATTTAAGAACAAGACCATATGATTTTGGTACTGATGCTATTGAAAGACAAAGAGTTGCAAATGCACTATCGATGCTTGATGCTGACTTTGAGTACGGATTACAGCCTACTAAATGGCAGGCAATTGGAACGATGCGTGGATATCCATCAACATATGAAGTTCCGGGAACAGATACCGCAGTACAAAGTGTTATTACAGATGCGTCAGACGGCTCTGAAGGCATTGGTCAATCATTAATTACAGTTATAACGGTTGGACCACATGGCGTACTTGCTGGACAGCCTATTACTATTAGAGGATTAGATGGCGCTGTTAAAGGCAACGGTCGTGCAGAAGGTACATTTATTGTTAATACTGTTGTTAATAATTCAACATTTACATACTATGCAAAAGCAAAAGTTGGCACAGCCGCTGGAACACAGTTAGTAACATTTTATACAATTTTAAGACAAGCGGCATTTTATACAGGTGCGGCAATCCAAGGAGATACAGCAGGCTTTGTAGTTACATCTCAAGGATCATCAGGCTCATTTAGTCTTGCATTAGGAGTTGATGCTGAAGAAAATAGATTACCTATTCAAGGAACACCACCAAGTCTTGGTGCTCCACTACAAGCAACCGGCGGAGGAATTCCAGTAGGTTCTCAGGTTACTGGTATCACTGGCGACGGAAATATTATTACAACTCCGGTTACTACCGCTGATACACCACAAGGAAGTTTTACAATATCTGTTGAAGATGCAACTGATGTTGAAATTGGTTCAGCATTAGATAGAGGTGACGGATCAGCGGCCTTTGTTACTAATGTTGTAGGTAATGATTTAACTATTAGTTCAGCAACTACACAAGTACTAGTTGGTAATAGAGTTTTATACTCAGGATTAACTGGAACAAATGATACTACAATTGGTAACGGTGCTACGTTTGATGTAACTAGAACAAGTGGAGTATACGCAGTATCACTTGGAAATACAGGACAAGATTATAAAATCGGTGATAACATTGTTATTAGTGGTGGAAGTTTAGGCGGAACAGATACAACAAACGATTTACGTATTGTTATTGAAGATGTTGACACTGGTGGAGAAATAGTTTCATTCGCATTCAGCGGTACAGGATTTGACGGTGAAGGAACATTCTTTGGAGTTAATGGACAACTTGCTGGCGGACAAGGTACTGATCCAGTATTTGATATTACATATACTAACAACGTTTATACTGCAAGTGTAGCATCACCTGATACATCATCAGGATATACAGTTGGCGATATTATTGTTATTGATGGTTTTGATGTTGGCGGACAAAGTGTAACCAACGATGCATTTATTAAAGTTGAAACTGTTGGGGCTGGCGGCTCTATTACTAGTGTATCAACTACAGGTACAGCAGTTGACGCTGATGTGAGTTATTCATCTCCTCCTTACACATCAACTACTATATCAGGTCTTGGTGCTGACTTTAACGTACAACGTATCGGTACTGTTTATTCAGTAGTAGTAACTAATCCAGGTACAGGATACTTAGCGGCAGAAACATTTACAATTTTAGGATCAGAACTTGGTGGCGCTGACGGAACAAATAACTTAACAATTACAATCACTACTGTTGATGTTAACGGCGGTATTACTGGAGTAAGTACAGCAGGTACAGCAATTAATACAAGATCATATGGTTATGTTTCAGGTACTAACCAAATTGGATCTGGAGCAACATTCCAAATTGATCTAAGTGGCGGCGCTTATACAATTAATATTGAAGGTGCAGGCCAAAGGTATGGTGTTGATCAAGTTATTAATATTTTAGGTACTCAAGTTAGCGGCACAGTTCCAGAAAACGACATTGCTATTACTATTACTTCTATTCAAAATGATGGAGGTATTACAGGAATATCATTTACAGGATCAGGTGCTACAGGATCAGGAACATATCTTGGAGCAATTGGCGATAACGATGCAAACTCTGGTGCAGATGCAGTCTTTAGTGTAACTAGAGATGCTGGAACTTATTCTATTGTTAATGCAACCGACAACGGTAGCGGATATAAAGTTGGTGATAGAATTATTATTCCAGGTGATCAATTAGGTGGCGACACTCCTACAAACGATTTAACACTTCGTTGTACAGTTGAATCTACTGAAGGTGATTTCTTAGGAATTGATATTAGCGGAACAGCAGTTCCAGGCAGTACATTAGATCTTTATAGTTCTATAACAATGTCAGAGGAAACAACATCTAATATTAGTCAAGCAACAGTTATTACTTATAGTGCATTAGCAAGTATTAGAGTTACATTCCAAACACCTCATGGTCTTGTACCTGGAGATAGTTTTGCTGTAACTATATCATCTGATGATGGTGCTAATCTTCATAACTTAGCGGCTGGACCGTTCAGTGCTACAGCAGTTCCTAGTTTAACACAATTAGAATATCAATGTAGATCACCAGGATTTATTGATACTGGAACAGCAAACGATCAACCAATTATTGGTGCAGTTTATCCAAGACCAGATTCGTTCTTTCTCCACAGACCATATGATGGTGGTGTTCAGTTAGGAACAGGTGGTCCACAACACGGTGCTCAAGCAATTAGACAGAGTAAAAAGTATATTAGATATCAGTCAGGTAAAGGTATTATGTACACAACTGGTGCACTTTTTGCTCCAAGTTATAATATTCTTAATATTACAGCAAGCAATACATCACCAGGATCTGTAATCACTGTAACTACTGATGAAACAGAACACGGGTTACAAGTTGGCGGACAAATTCGTATTATCGGAGTTGACACTGTAGGATATAATGATACTTACACTGTATCAGCGGTCAATGACGAAAATGAATTTGAAATTATTGCTGTAAATGCACTAGGATCAGTTACTCCTGAACTAAGTTCGGAATGTCAAGTGTCAATTAGTAAGTTTCACGGTGCAACTGTACGTTCAGGAGCATTTGATGATCAAAACGGTATCTTCTTTGAATATGACGGTACACAATTTAGTGCTGTACAAAGAACTGCTACTTTACAATTAGCAGGTGTTGTTGATATCGATGTTGACTCTAACACTTGTACAGGAACAGGAACAAGATTTAGAGAACAACTAAAAGCAGGTGATAGAATTGTTCTTAAAGGTATGACTCACGTTGTATCCCAGGTTGTTGACAATACAACAATGTACCTTGCACCTGACTTCCGTGGTGTTACTAATGTACGTTCAAGTAAGATTTGTTTAGTAAGAGATAAGAAAACAGAACAAAAAGATTTTAACAGAGACAGAGGTGACGGAACAGGACCAAGTGGATATAACATTGATATCAGTAAGATGCAGATGGTAGGTATTCAATATTCATGGTACGGTGCTGGTTTTATTGATTATATGCTACGTGGTGCAGATGGTAACTTTGTGTTTATGCACAGAATGAGAAACTCAAACATTAACACAGAAGCATTTATGCGTACAGGTAATATGCCAGTACGTTACGAAATTACTAACGAAGGACCAAGTGGTAAACTTTCACAAAATATTGACGCAGTAGTTGACACTATTCCGTTAGTAGATGCTTCGTTCTTTCCACCAGAAGGCGGAACAGTTTATATTGATGCAGAAATGATACGTTTCACTGGAGTTGATGGTAAAAACTTAATAGGTTGTACACGAGCAAGTACAATGACAAACTTTGCATCAGGCGCTACAAGAACATATAGCGGTGGACCAGCGGCGCAACATACACGAAATACAGGAGTTGTATTAATTAGTAATACAGCGTCACCGGTTATTTCACACTGGGGTTCAGCGTTTATTACAGACGGCGGCTTTGACTCAGATCGTGGATACTTGTTCTCATACAAATCAACTGGAGTTCAAGTTAGCACAACAAGAACAACATCATTCTTGCTTAGACTAGCACCGTCAGTATCTAACGCACTAGTTGGAGACTTGGGTGAAAGAGAACTACTTAACAGAGCACAGTTACTACTTGAAGGTCTTGAGATTACAACAGACCAACCGGTAGCGTTAGACACGGGCGGTATTGTTATTGAAGGTATTTTGAATCCACAAAACTATCCATTAAACCCAGCGGACGTTGGTTGGCAGGGACTGTCAGGACTAGCACAAGGTGGACAGCCTAGTTTTGCACAAGTAGCACCAGGTGGTTCTACTAACTGGAACTCGGGTGATATACCAACCCAATCACTAGTCCTTACACAGGCACCGATTACTGCCGCTGTTACAGGTGTTGATAGAGGATATAGAAATAATAACGACTATTGGGATAATGCTGTGCGTACAGGAAGAAACTTCTTCTGGGTACAAGAGTCATTTTATGCGGCAAATCAAGCCTTATTCCAAGTAGGTATTGAAATAGAATCACCAGGAAACTTCCCAGCAGGTACTACTATTCAACAAGTTGGTTCTTGGACAACGAGTTCGGCTAGTTCAGGAACAATTAGACCAATTTATCTTAGTTCCAATGGTCAAACAAACGTTACAACCGGATCAATAGCCATTACATTTAAGAAAACGTTTAAAGAAGCACCAACTAACAACATCTTCTTTGACAAAACTAGTTTTGATGCGGCTGGTGTAGCACAAGGTACTAACGTAAGTGATGGCAGATTCCCAGCAGGAACACAGGTATCTACAGTTAGTATTGGTGAATATAATAATGTAGAATATTATAGCGTAACATTTAACCAAACTTCAGATAACAGTGCTATTACTGCAGGTACTACAACTATTGAATTTGAATTTGTGCAACCACCGTTTGCTCAACCAGGCGAAACTATCTTCTCATTCATTGCACAGCCTGGAGAAAGATCAACTCTTGATCTATCATTCATTAAGGAATTAACTAATACTACACTAGGTGGTAGAGGTACATTCCCGAATGGTCCAGACGTATTAGCAATTAACGTTTATAAGACATCGGGTGCGTCAATCATTAGTAACATTGTACTACGTTGGTCGGAAGCACAAGCATAATGGAAATCACAGCAGATCTAATTAGAGCAATGAACGAAACATCGTGGGTAGATGGTATTGGTACTATTGTTGTACTATTATTAGCCTATGCGGCTTATCGTTGGATTAAAAATAAGACTAAGTAGGCATCGGCGGCGGATTATTTTTCTTTATAACATCTTTTTGACTGTCACCTGGAATAATGCGGTAGTTGTCTTCAACTGAATCTGGTGTACTTACTTCACTTACAGAACTATTTGGTTCTAACGCAATAAGTTGGTGCGGTTGTAGTGGTGGATTATGCCAAGTATCCCCGGGTTTCAATTCTTTGCTGTATAATACAGCATCTTTTGTGTCAATCCATTTAACTTCAAAACGTCCTTGGTTAACAAACCAGGTTTCGTCTTTCTCTTTATGAAAATGCATAGAAAATTTAGCACCTGCTTTTTCAAATACCATAATTTTTCCGCAGTACTTGTCATTAGTAGCCCAGATTAACTCGTAGCCCCAACCTTTTTCAACTTTACCATCAAGTCGACTCATTCTTTACTCCATTTTTTCATAAAATTTTTGTATGCTCCACGAAACTTACTTTGAAAGATCATATTACTAACAAAACTAGCACGATACTTCTCTTGATCTTCGTCTTGTACAGTCGTTTCTAACTCAGTAAGTCTAATAGGAATGTACATTGCTAAAGGTGTACCTTTTTCTATTAAAAATTCACCTTCTTTTTTAATTAGTAGTTGTTGATTGATCTGATGACTCCATTCGGTATGGGTAACACCAGGCATACATTCAAAATATTCATTAAAATCATAAAACATCGGTAATTGCATCATTGCCCAACCCGGACTTGTGCGTACACGCCACGGACAATCGGTTTTCGCAACACATAAAAACTTATCTTTCACATTTTCTGGCAAATAGTTTTTAAACTGTTCGTCATAATGTAAACTCATAGTAAAATCTTCATTACTCGAATGCCATGCAAACTCGTTCTTCGTTACTTTCAGGTGAAAATCACACCACATAGTAACTACATAAGCATTTTTATAATAATCAACAAAACCAGGACAGTTTTTTAATGTGCCTTTGTCTTTAAAATTATCCTCTTGAATAAATTTAGGCATATTTTTAAACCATAACGGCAGAAACTTAGTAGCAGACTGTACCGGTTCTACTTTAGTAAGACCAGGTACTACACTCCACCATTCAACTTTACATTTATTTTGACTCATGTATCCATTCCGTTGGTCTAATAAAAGAATGATCAATTACATTAAGCAATTTTGTGTTATCAGCACAGGTGTACTCTTGATATTGACTTTTTAATTTTTCAGGCATAGGTATATATTCTATTCTAGCATCATATTTTTTAGCAATGGTTAACGCAATGTCTTTGAATGATGTTGCAGTACCAGTACCTAAGTTAAAAATACCATTTACGTCTTTTTCTAACATTTTTTCATGCACTAAACACACATCCTGTACACTAATAAAATCACGCAAGTAATTTTCACTATTTTCAAACAATGTAATCACACCACGTTCTTTGGCTTGTTTAGTAAACTTAGTTATTGGACTTGCTTGATCTCCTTTATGGTCTTCATAATTTCCATATACATTAAAATAACGGAATCCTTGAATATTAATTTTAAAGTCATCATTAAAATCATTAACCCATCTATCAATAAGATACTTGCTCCATGCATAAGGACTTTGTGGAAAGCATTTAGATGTTTCACGAAATCCATCTGCTCCAGGCCCATACACACTTGCTGAACTTGAAAACTGTAAACTAGTACCCATCATATCACAAATTTCAATAAGTTTCATTGTCCATTCATAATTTTGTTTTAATACCTTTTCAACATCGGATTCAGTAGTACTTGAAATAGCACCGCAGTGAATAATACGATCATATTGTTGAGCATCAGGAAACTTGTTTTCTTGCCACTCCCAACCTTCAACATCATGTCCTTTATGTTGTAAGTAAGAAGAAAGATTTTTACCAATAAATCCTTCATGTCCTGTAACTAAAATTTTCATTTAAAACTCTCTATTATTTTTGTAGTTGAATTTCCTTCTACTGTTGGAAAAATTTCAACAGGATATTCTTCATGTCCAACTACCGTTTCTATTGTATAGTCTCCGCCCTTAATAATCAAGTCCGGATTGTATTTTTTTATTACATTTATAGGAGTGTCCTCATCAAAAATGATAACTTCATCTACCCACGGTAATAATTTTAAATTTATTTGTCTTTGTAACTGATTGTTAATTGGACGATTTTCGCCTTTTAATCTTTTTGTACTAGAATCACTATTAATGCCAACAACTAAGTATTGTCCTTTAGACTTTGCAAACTTTAGTAATTGAAAATGCCCTTCGTGTAATATGTCAAACACTCCATTGGTCCATACTAATTTTGATTTTAAATCATCCTTAGTAATAACTACAACTCCTCTACGTTCAACAGTCCTTGCCGCGGCATAGCAAGCCATCTTACAACATTCAGCAATTGACATATTTCTTTCAATGCCGTATGCAATAACAGATAGTACAGTGTCACCTGCACCAGTAACATCAGCCACCTCGTGTACCGGTTCTTTAAAATGAAAATAATTTTTATTCTCATCAAGAACATGAATACCATTTGCTCCGTCAGTTACTACTAAATTTTTCCAGTTATACTCGTGCATTTTAAGTAATGCAATTTCTTTCCTAAACGTACCAAACCAAGATACATATTCTTTCATATTCGGTTTAACTAAAAAAGCACCTTTATAAAATTCAGGCTCTTGTTTAGGATCAACTAAAACCTTATCAGTCTTTTTAAGTAATTCTTTTACTGTATTTTTATTAATAGTACCTTTTGCATAATCACTAACACAAACAATATCAGATTGTTTAGTATCATTTACTAATCTTTTAAATCCTTCAGTACTATGAAATGTAGTTTCTCTATCCCAACGTAATAATTGCTGACCGTTATCACCAACTAGCCTTGTTTTAGTAGTAGTCATTGGTGAATCCATTGTAAGGTTAGAATGTAAATTAGTTACATCAAGTAACTCAATAGCCTTGTATCCTTCTTTATCACAGGATAATGCACCATATAAACTAACATCTCCGTTAATAGAAGAAATATTTAATGCTAAGTTACCGGCACCGCCAATACTATATGTTTGTTCTATTTCTTTTAAAATAGGAATAGGCGCTTCAGGACTAATTCTATCAGCATTACCAAAAATCCATCGATCTAGCATTATGTCGCCATATACTCTAATCATATATTAAGTCTCTAATAGGTTTACAACTTGGAATACTGTTTCTAGTTTTGTGATATTTGTTTTATTTTGAAGTGTATTACGTAATCCTTGGTGTAAAGGTTTTGGCCATTTTCCAAAACTAGCCCAAGCATACCCATCATGTTCGATATTAAGAGTTGGTAAGAATTCTTCTTTAACAACTATAAGGTATGTATGGAAATTAAACTTTTCGTCTGTGCTTACAAATGTTTCTAGGGGAATGGATTTTATAAACTTAGGTGTAGGACCTATTTCTTCGGAAATTTCTCTAGTAAGAGCATCGAATGGTGTTTCGCCAGAATTACTTCTACCACCTACTAATCCCCAAACTTGAGATTGTTTACTTTGAGTACGGTGTAAGAATAAAAAACGTTTTGTGTTAAGGGCATAAAATAATGCACCACTACATGATATCTTCTGGCTCATATATATAGTTATTTAAAACTGTATACGCCAAGTGCCGTTTCGATATTCGCCTTCGAATGATAAAACCCATTCACTGCCAGTCCATTTATATTGGACTCCAGTATTTAAGTTAGTAGTGTATTTGATATTTGTTTCAGTACTTGAATCAAATAATACTTCCCATTTCGAACCTGTCCATTCAATAATATCATTTTCGCCTGCAATAAGATCAGTGTTATCGGTGTTTTTCCAAGCAACCGGACCACTAGCATTACTAGCATCACCGATACTACCTAACAGTAATATTCTTACTCCTGGATTTTTAATATTTGATGGATTATAAGTTTTTGGATCGATAATATAATCAATTTTATTTCTATCGCCAGTTGAGCCTGCAATAACCGTGTCACTAGGAATAGTATCACTATCCCAAGTAATTGCTAGTTTAGTATCATCATTAGGATTAATTGCAACAGTACCATTAATACTTTGTGATATGTCTTGTCTTGTAAGTTGTAGTTGACTCACACCAGACGTAAATGATCCTGGTAATGAATCTAACAATTCAGTCCACGGAGTGGAACCAACTACACCTCTATAAATTAATTGTGCTTCGTTACCCATTACAAGTAAATCATAATTATTATACGCAGTAATAGCAAGGCCAGCAGTATCTTTTCTAGTAGCAGGTTGATTATTATCCGGCTGTGTAGGTTGTTCTGCAAGTTCGTCATTATATCGTTTAAACTCAGGAGTTGATTCTCCTAAGTCAATAGTTCCGTTGTCTTCGTTAAAGATGCTCATAATAACACTTGTAATAACTCCAAGTTTTTTAACTTTTGCAGGCGGACTAATATAGATAGGAGTTGTAAATTGTAAACTTCCAACGTCAATCTCACTTTCAGTACCTGTTGGAATACTTCTACCACTCCAAGTAACACCATCTAGATTTACTACACTTAAACTAGTCCAGTCGATATAATTATCAGTTGTTTGAATCTCTAAACTAGGATTAAACAACATTAGGATCTGCTCCATAATTTGTAATTTTTGATCTGTATTAGTTGACCAAATATCTGCTGTTACTTGTAATGTATAAGGAGTTGGCATTAAACGTTCTACTGTAACATTTTTACCTTGTGTATTTAAATATTCGTTATTATCTTCATCATATGCACGTTCACGCAAATGAACCTTGCTTACGTGTGTAGCATCTGCTAATCGATCACGATCTAATTCTAAACCAGTCATATAAACTGCTATGCGAGGAGCACTTGGAATTTTATTTTCAGAATTATCTCTAAGGATATGTCCTACTTGTCTAGTAATGTCGCCGTACATAACAGGAATTTGTCTTAAATTCCCATCGCCATCCTTATAAGAAAAATTACTCATAAGTCTAATCAACTGAGTAATGTATCTTCTTATTTGTCCATCATAAAAATGTTGCATTAATTATCTGCCTTAGGTCTAAGTGCTTGTGAAAGACTTTGTCTTTCTTCTACTTGTTCACCATTAATATCTGATGTTTTAGTATTATTAATAAAGTCTGTCTTATATGTATTTCTATCATTAGTATTTGTCATAGTCATACGTACTTGATCTTCCATCTTAACCCATCTTGTTCCATCGAAGCGGAATAAGCGTTTAGGCAAAAAGTCTGTTCTTAAATAATAGTCACCTTTAGTAGTAGTTAGCGGGAATGATGTTCCAAAACCAAATGCTTCACCGTTAGGCGGAATACCGTCACCGATTAAGTAACCTTGATATCCTTCTCTTTCTGGTGTTTCGTTTACTCTACTTGCATCAATGTTACCATTAGCAATACTAGCATCAATAAGTGTTTCGTCTGCACCCACAAGTTCTGGCTTACCTTCTGCATCAACTTGTAATGTATAAAGAGATGTTGTATCATAACCTGACTTAGGTGCATCGGCTTCTGCTTGATCTAATATAGCATTATTAATTTGCATTTCTTTTTCGTATGTACTAAGCACATCACGTAATGTATTAGTACTTCCTTCTTCTGCCGGTAAATCAAGTATATCTTTAAACTCTTGAGAGTCAACTATTTGTTTTAATTTAACTCTATATAAATGTGGATACCAAGTTTGTGTAAATCCTTCTGCGGCCCTGTTTACATCTTCTACAACATAAAAACGTTTCAATGCTACACTATAATCATTAAGTGCATTTTCGTCTTTTAAGTGAGGTAATTCAAATACGTCACCTGGCATTACTTTTCTGCCTAACGTTTTTACACTATAATTGATCGGTATGGTCATAAACAATGTGTCGTTGGTTAAGAATAAACCAAATTGGCTCATATCAAAGTCAACATCTTGTACATTGTAAATACCTCGAATTACGTAAACATCTGGATCATATTTTCTATCACGGTTTTCCATGAATAACATATCTTGAATGTTAGTTTCTTTTACAGCATCGTAATGAGGCTGTGACGGAGTAGCATCTGCTTCGTCTGGGTTTTTAGGGCCTAAGTATTTGTGAACAAATACGTCAGTTCCGCCAACAGTAAACATTTCTGTTACTGTTCTGTCTAGGAACTCGTAATCGTTGCCCTTTTCTGGTTTGTATAAACTTATCCTTGGCATAGTAATAGTATTTATCGTTAGATAATCGTTCGCATAAATACTAATGGAGACTGAAACTTATGGCGACACAAAAACAAGAAATATTCGATTATGTAGCGGCTATGCTAGGAAGTGGCATGGTTGATGTTGAACTAGATCCAGTACATTATGAAGTAGGATTGCAAGCGGCATTTGACAAATATCGTCAACGTTCAGATAATTCTGTAGAAGAATCTTATGCATTCTTAACTACTGTAATTGATCAGAACGAGTATACTTTAGATCCAAACATTATGGAAGTTCGCCAAATTTTCCGTAGATCAATTGGGTCAAGAACAGGTGGTGGTGATGGCGGAACATTGTTTGAGCCGTTTAACTTAGCCTATACAAATACATACTTGCTATCTAGTTCAAATATGGGTGGACTAGCAACTTATAATATGTTTGCAAGTTATCAAGAACTTGTAGGACGTATGTTTGGATCATTTATTGAATTTAAATGGAACAACACTACTAAAAATCTTACAATTCTTCAACGTCCTAGAGCAGAAGAAGAATTACTTTTATACTGTTACAATAAACGACCTGATTCAGAAATATTAAATGACTATCTAGCAAAGCAATGGATTAAAGATTATACACTTGCTAAGTGTAAGTATATGCTAGGTGAAGCACGTAGTAAATTTGCTACTATTGCTGGTCCACAAGGAGGTTCAACTCTAAATGGCGATGCACTAAAAGCAGAAGCACAGGGCGAAATGGAAAAATTAGAACAAGATCTAATGACCAATGTTGCCGGCGGCGTTGGCTACGGCTTTACAATTGGCTAGATTCAACTTGACATCCTTCACATAAGATTATATACTATATACTTCTAATAAGGAGTTTTATATGATCATCGGCATTTGCGGTTTAATCGGTTCTGGTAAAGATACAGTTGCCCAATATCTTATTGATAATCACAATTTTCAAAAAATCTCGTTTGCAGACAAATTAAAAGATTCTGTTGCTGTTATGTTTGATTGGGATAGAGAATTACTTGATGGAAAAACAGATGAATCAAGACAATGGCGAGAGACGCAAGACGACTATTGGACTAAAGAAACTGGACGTACAATTACTCCACGCAAAGTGCTTCAAGAATTTGGCACAGAATGTATGCGTAACGGATTCTATGATGGAATTTGGGTTAGTTTAACTAAGAAAATACTAATAGATAATAAGAATACAAACTTTGTTATACCTGATGTACGGTTTCCTAACGAAGCACTAATGCTTACAAAAATGGGCAGTGAATTATGGCGTGTTCGAAGAGGAGCAGATCCTGTATGGTTTAGAATGTATCAAGATATCGGAGTTGAACCAAAGGATGTTCATGCATCTGAATGGGCATGGGCAAATTCAAACTTTACACAAATTATTGATAACAACAGTACACTTGATGATCTTAAAAATCAGGTGAAAGGTCACCTTGCTTCCACTTCACACCTTTCCGTTGCATAGCAATTTGACAGTTAGCACAAATAGTTTTTAAATTAGCAGGTCTACAATTTTCTAAGTTTCCGTCTATATGATAGACTCTTAATTGTTCTTTATATTCTGCTTTAAACCCGCATTTTTCACATTCGGGTTTTTGTCGATATCCTGATTGATGCCATCGAGGTTTCTTAGGTGTTCCGTTGCGTAAACATCTATCACATTTAGTTCTATAAAACGTTTTGTTGTGTTTTTTATAATTAACGGCTACAGGCCTCTGTCCACAACTGCATAAAGGTCTCATATTGTATTTAGCATACCTTTTTCTGCCCTTTTTCGACGGTAATATAATGTCCTTTTTGAGTGAAACATATAAATACTATTGACAGAACAAAGTTTAAAGTTCAACAGGAGAACACAAGATGGCAAACTTAGTATCACCAGGAGTATCGGTCAGCGTAATTGACGAAAGTTTTTATACGCCCGCTGAGCCAGGTACTACCCCAATGATTTTCGTTGCTACTGCACAGGATAAAGCCAATGCAAGTGGCACAGGTACAGCAAGAGGAACTACACAAGCAAATGCAGGTGTACCTTTCTTGTTAACATCGCAAAGAGATCTTTCAGAGACTTTTGGCGATCCGTTATTTTATACAGATAACAACAACAATCCAATTCACGGTGGAGAACTTAATGAATACGGATTGCAAGCGGCATACTCATACTTAGGCGTAAGTAACAGAGCGTGGGTCGTAAGAGCAGATATTAATCTAGGCGAACTGCAAGCAAGTGCAACAGCACCAGCGGCTGATCCAGAAGATGGAACACAATGGTTCGACACACAAGTTTCAAAATTTGGTATTTTTGAATGGAATGGTAACTCTGTAACATCTACAGGCGGACAAACGTTCACTAACAAAGTACCTACAGTAATTACAGACAATACTAAACTAGTAGGTAATAGCAATACTGGCGTTCCGAAGACTTCTGTTGGACAGGCGGGCGACTATGTTGTTGTTGCAACAACTACTATAAACAAAGTATACTATAAAGCATCTACAGGTGAATGGGTTAAAGTAGGTTCTGACAATTGGGTAGCATCTTGGCCCACAGTTGTTGGTACTGTAAGCAATCCAACTTTCACAGGTGACTTTACTATCAATGGTACAACAGTTACTGGTGGTGGAACACTTGCAGACTTAGTTTTAGACATTAATAACGATGCTACTTTACAAACAGCAGGTATTACTGCTAAAGCAGTTAACAGCAAGTTAGAAATTTATTCAACAGGTGTAGCAGTTGTTATTGCTGATCCAAACAGCAACATTGTTGCAGGATTAGGTTTAACAGCGGCAACTTACCAAGCACCGAAATTAAGTATTGCTCCGCATACAAGCATTCCAGAATACAAGTCAACAGATACTAATCCACGTCCAAGTGGATCTGTTTGGTTTAAGACTACAGATGCTAACCAAGGTGCAAACTTAAATGTTAAAACATTTAACGCAACAACTGGTTTGTGGGAAAAGAAAGATGTTCCGATTTATGCGAACAACGCTTCTGCACTAGAAAAACTAGATTCAACAGGTGGTGGCAAGAACTTATCAATTGATACTTACTATGCACAAACTAATGTTGTTGAAGGTAGTGACGCAGAGTTTGATTTTAAAATCTTCAAACGTGCAACGGCTGGATCAACAGCAGTTGTATCAAGCATTATTCCTTCAAGTGGTGTTGCGGCAAGCACATATACATTTACAGTGGCTGAAACACTAGTTAATGATGCAGACTTTACTACACCAGTAACAGTTAGCATAATTACTACTGGCGCGGCAGGCGACGCTGATGAAATTGCAGGACAAATTAACTCAGCAGGTTTAACAAATGTTATTGCTTCAGTTGACGCACAGAACAGAGTTGTTATTGAACATACATTAGGCGGTGATATTAGATTTGTTGACACAGACGGATTGCTTAACCTTATTGGTTATGCACCTTACGTAAGTGCAACATCTGGTACTGCTAACTTATACTTTGTTCCAGGTACAGACGGTGATACAAATCCAGAACAGTACATGGCATCAAACTGGAGAGTATTATCATATACTGCAAGTGAAGATGCTCCAAATGCACTAGCATCAGATGGTCAACTATGGTACAATTCAATTGTTGACGAAGTTGATATGCTAATTCATAATGGTACTAACTGGGTAGGTTATCAAAATTATCAGTCAGGTAGCATTGATTACGCCGACACTTCACCAGCAGGTCCAATTGTTTCAGCAACTGAGCCAACACAACAATCAGATGGTTCTGATTTAGTTGAAGGTGATCTTTGGATTTCAACAGCAGACTTAGAAAATTATCCACTAGTTTATCAGTATAACTTTACTACTAAAAAGTGGACACTAAGAGATAGTTCAGATCAATCAACTGACAACGGTATTTTATTTGCAGATGCACGTTATAATACAGCAGGTGCAAATAGTGACGAAGCAGGTGATATTACAGATCTACTAGCAAGCGATTACTTAGATCCAGACGCTCCAGATCCAGCATTATATCCAAAAGGTATGTTGCTTTGGAATTTAAGACGTTCAGGATTTAATGTTAAGAAATTTGTACGTAACTACATTGACACTACAGAAGATAACGGACGTGGTAGCGATGATGGTTCTTCAATGGATGCTTACTATCCACACAGATGGGTAACTGAAAGTGCTAACCAAGCAGACGGTTCAGGTTCATTTGGTAGAAAAGCACAGCGTAAAGTTATTGTACAATCATTCCAAGCAATGGTTAATAGCAATGATGACATTAGAGATAATGAATCACGTATCTTTAACTTAATGGCAACACCAGGATATCCAGAACTAATTGGCGAAATGATTTCACTAAACTATGACAGAGGCTTAACTGCGTTTGTTGTTGGTGATTCTCCATTCAGACTAAAAAGCGATGGTACTACATTAAACAACTGGGCAACTAACGTTGCAGGTGCAGTTGAAGATAATGATCAAGGTCTAGTAAGTAATGACGAATACCTAGGTATTTTTTACCCAAGTTTATTCACAAGCGACAATGCAGGAAATAACGTAGTTGTTCCAGCATCGCATGGTATACTAAGAACTATTGCACTAAGTGACAATGTTTCTTATCCATGGTTTGCACCAGCAGGAACTAGAAGAGGCGGCATTACAAATGCTACTTCCGCAGGTTACATTGATGCAGAAGGTGAATTTAAAACTGTTGCACTTAACGAAGGTCAAAGAGATACATTGTACAGCAGTGCAGTTAATCCGATTACATTCTTAACTGGTTCTGGACTTGTTAACTTTGGTCAAAAGACAAGAGCAAGAAACGCTAGTTCTTTAGATAGAATTAACGTTGCACGTTTAGTAATTTACTTACGTTCACAATTGAACAAACTTGCTAAACCATATATCTTTGAACCTAATGATAAGATCACTAGGGATGAGATTAAACAGCAAGTTGATAGTTTAATGCTAGAACTTGTAGGACAAAGAGCGTTATATGATTTCCTAGTAGTGTGTGATGAATCAAACAACACACCAAATAGAATTGATCGTAACGAGTTATATGTAGATATAGCGATTGAACCAGTAAAAGCAGTAGAATTTATTTACATTCCACTAAGACTTAAAAATACTGGTGAGATAGCGGGCCTATAACATGATAAATAATATTAATAGGAGCAAATAAAATGGCAATTTCATCACTCTCAAGATTAACAGTGCCTTTGGATAGTAACGCGAGTTCTTCCGCTCAAGGTTTGTTAATGCCAAAACTGCAATACCGCTTTAGGGTATCGCTAGAAAACTTTGGTGTAAGTACACCAACTACTGAATTAACCAAACAGGTAGTTGATGTTACAAGACCTAACGTTTCATTCGAACAGATTACACTTGATGTATATAACTCACGTGTGTACCTAGCAGGTAAACACACTTGGGAACCAATTACACTTAACTTACGTGAAGATGTTTCAAACAATGTTCAGAAACTTGTAGGCGAGCAACTACAGAAGCAATTCGACTTCTTCGAACAGTCGAGTGCGGCTTCAGGCGCGGATTACAAATTCGTTACACGTATCGAAATTTTAGATGGTGGTAACGGAGCGAATACGGCAAGTGTGCTAGAGACTTTTGAATTGTACGGTTGTTATCTTGAGAGTGCAAACTACAACTCATTAGCGTATTCAACTAATGATCCTGTAACTGTTGCACTATCTATTAGATACGATAACGCAATTCAAACACCACAAGGTACTGGTATTGGTACTGCTGTAGGCAGAACTGTAAATACTCTAGTTACTGGCGGTGGCGCAAGTTAATTAAAGTTTTAATTAAAAATATTAAAGGCGGCTTTATGTCGCCTTTTTTATTATCTGCGTACTTTTTATATTAGATAAATATTAGTATGGCAGACATATCCAAATTTCTTAACAACTTAGCCAGTGGTGCTCTCAACCCTAAAGGCAATCTTGCAGACTTTCAACATGGCGCAAGATTATATGTTGATGATAATTTTAAATTTGCTCCAAAGCAAAAATTCCTTTATCATGTTGCATTTAATATTAATCCTCAAGCATCAGCAATTATTCCACAGTTAACACAAAAGCATAGTAATACAATTAATATGCTTGTAAAAAGTGTAGACTTGCCTAAGTTTGATATTACTACTGAAGTCAAACACGCATATAATAGAAAACGTGTTTTACAAAAACGTATTGACTATAGTCCATGTAATGTTACATTCCATGATGACAATTATGGATTAACAACAGCGATGTGGGAAGCATACTATAGATATTATTACAGAGATGGTAACTATGCATCAGTTGATCAAGCAGGTAATCCTGAACAAACAGCAACAGCATACAACAGAGGAAACATATACGGAACAGATGCACAAAATAAATTTCGTTATGGTTTTGATAATGACAGTTATAGCCCATTCTTTAACAGTATTATTGTATATCAAATGTCAAGGAAAAGATATACAGCATATACGCTAGTTAATCCGATAATTCAAAGTTGGCAACACGATACTATGGATCAGTCTGTAAGTGATCCTGTACAAAGTACTATGTCAATTCAATTTGAAACAGTTTGGTATTCGCGAGGTCCAGTGTCAAAAGGGTCAGCACCAAAAGGATTTGCAACAGAACATTACGACCAAACTCCAAGTCCACTAACATTGGCTGGTGGAGGAACATCAAGTTTATTCGGTGTTGGAGGAGTTGCGTCTGGTACCGCTGATGTATTTGATGATATTACTAGTGGCAGAGCATTTAGTTCTCCGGGGGCACTATTAGGTACAGTATTAAAAGCAGGTAATATTGCTAAAAATGTCAAGTCTTTAAGTAAAGACGGTTTAAGACAAGAAGGATTTCAAATTTTAAAAGGAGCGTTAGGAGACATAAGTGGTGCACCAGTTGGCGGCGTTGCAAATTCATTGTTTCCAAAGTCAGCAGGCAATGGAGGATTGAACAATGTTGTTACAGCAATCGCAGGAGTAAGTGCAGTTGCTAAAATTGCTTCACTAGCACAAACAACTAGTTTATCAGATGCTAAAGCGGCTCTCGAAGCAAATCCAGATGCATTAGCAGACTTAACAAAGTCAACAACATTTAAAAAGACACACCTAGCAGGAGGAGGCGATCCTAGTGTCAATGCTATTAATAATGCATGGGAAACTACTAGTGCCTCATTTAAGACTGCTCAGAATAATGAAACGTTAAATAACTTAGGAAACATAATTAAAGGTGCATAATGGCTAGTAACTTACCAAAGACACAATCAAGAGACAGCGCAAGTGAAGTAAAGCAATTTTATAATCAGTATTTTACTGACTTTATTAATTTTCCTTCAAATGATGTTGACGCAGTAATTGGATTTTTTGAAAATAGAGGATTTAGTAAAACAGGCGCCATTGCAGTTGGAACTGTGCTACTCCAACAAGCAAAGTTAGACGGTATTAAAGTTTTTGAATTATTAGATACATTAAAGCAAACTGATCAAGTACAATTAAGCAGTGTAGTTACAGAAGTATTAAACTACAATAGAGAAAAAATTTCTACACTAGGTTATAAAGTTGATAATACTTCAAATAGAATCGAAGCACGAAACATAGAGGTGTAGCATGGCTAAATTTGCCCAAGGGCGATATAACCTCAAAAATCCAGACAAATACGTAGGACGCAAAACACCACTATATAGAAGTAGTTGGGAATTTGCTTTTATGAAGTTCTGTGATGAAAATCCCAATGTTGCTAAGTGGGCCAGTGAAGCAGTTAAGATACCTTATCTTAATCCGTTAACAGGTAAACACACAGTTTATGTTCCAGACTTCTTTATTGCATATGCAGATAAGAATGGCAAACAACGTGCAGAAGTAATTGAAGTAAAACCGGATAATCAAACTACACTTGAAAGTGCAGGACGTAATAAGTATAAACAAGCACAAGTAGTACTTAATATGGCTAAATGGGAAGCCGCTAGAGCATGGTGTAGAGATAAAGGACTATTTTTTAGAGTAATTACTGAAAAGGATATGTTCCATCAAGGAACACGTAAAGGCTAAATAATAGTAGCATATAATGGATTTTAAGTTATGAAGAAACTAGAAGAATTGCTTAATTTGCCCGAGTCTAAAGAAATTGTAGACGAAGCAAAATCTGAAGCAAAAGCAGAAGCAAAAACGGCTGTTATTGAACGTGAAGAAACACAGCGTAGTATTGCTGAATTAGATAAGATTAGTTCTGCACTTCCACAAGTTAAAGGCCTAGGAGAAATGGCTGATAAAGAACTTAATGAAGTTGCAGATAAAGCCATGCAAGCATACGAAGATCTAATGGACTTGGGTATGAATGTAGAAAGCCGTTATAGTGGTAGAGTTTTTGAAGTAGCCGGCGGTATGCTTAAAACTAGTTTAGATGCTAAAGTTGCTAAGTTAGATAAGAAACTTAAAATGGTAGAATTGCAACTTAAAAAAGAAAAACAAGATAAAGACGGTGGAAACGACGATGATCTAGTTTCAGGTGAAGGATATGTAGTTGCAGACCGAAATAGTTTACTTGAAAAATTGAAAAACATGGATAAATAACATTGTAATGAAACGGATATGAAATTATACAGCGAATATTTAACAGAAGCATACAACAATAAAACTTACGAGTTTAAGATTGGTGTTGCTGGCGACAACGATGGTGTTGCAGATAAACTTGAAATGTGTCTTAAAAAGTTTGGAGTTACAAATATTACTCCAGGCAAAAAAACACCAATTCAAGAACGCCCACTAGATTTTCCACAGTTGCAAAACGAAGAAGTAACTTATTACGAAGCAACTATTACATATCCAACACACGCTGAAGCATTACAAGAGTATCTAGGTTATAATATTGGTAAATCACAATCACACATTATGGTACGCAATATGAATGCTCCACAAGAAGTTTATCAAGAGATTAACGATGCACCATATGAAATAAAACTTACTAAAGAAGATATGGGCGGCGAATCAGCACAAGAAAATGTTGGAAACAACAGAGTTATGGATTTGCTTAAAGAGTTAGAAACTGCTCGTAAAGAACACGAGTACGATCCAACTGCTACTGCAAAGACTATTACATCAGACCAACCAAAAACAGAAATGACTGACGTTAAGTCTAAAAGTCCAATAGGGAGTTAATTATGAGATTAGATGACATTTACAAAAAGATTCAGCAATTGGACGAGGCGATGAATGAAGCCGCTTCTGCTTCGATTAATATGTCAGGCGACAATGCTGAGGACGTTATAAAATTAATGAATGCACTTAAAGGTGGTTCGGGCGCAGATTCAATTGACAGTATTCCAACTGCAATTAAGAAACCAGTTGCACCTATGCCTGTTATGGGTCCACCAGATATGAGCGACGACATGGCTAAGTTAAGAGACATTGTAGACGGTCCAAAAGATAGAGATCAATTGAAGCCGGGCATACAGGGAGAACCATGTAAGATTTGCGGTAAAGATCATTTAGGCAATTCAGGATGTGGAGAAGATATTGAAACAAGTGAAGGCGCTGGCGTAAGTTTAGATCAAGCACGTGAATACTTTTTTGATAAGCATGACTTTGCTGATGAAAATGTTCAAGGCGAATATGACGAAATGGCAAGCAAAATGTCTCCAGAAGATGCTGAGACACTTAAAAAAGAACTTGAAGAATTTTATCCTGATGTTACTTTTGAAGGTTATGCTAACGAGCCAGATGAAAGTTATCAAGATCAGCATTATATGACTAAAGATTTATCAGGCGGTAGTGAACAAGGTCAAAAGAAATCATATCCAAAAGCGGCTGGCGGAGATAATCCAATGGCACTAGAGGCTGAAATTGCAAAAAGTTTAGCGGCACAGTTAAAAACATTTATGTCTGAAGGTAAAGGCTGTGAATGTAATGACGGCGGCTCATGTGATTGCGACGATAGTTGCGAAGATTGTAGTTGTAAATAGTTTACTCAAAGGCTATTTCAAATAGGGCCTCCGGGCCCTATTTTTTTGAGTAAATACTAGTATGGCAAACAAAAGTTTAGACGGTGTACTAACTAAGAAAGCACACCAAAAAGAAAAGTTTACACAAGTACAGATTGAGGATTTGGCTAACTGTATGGATCCTGAATCGGGGTATCTATATTTTGCTAGGAAGTTCTTCTATATTCAACATCCTGTAAAAGGTAAAGTGTTGTTTGAACCTTATGATTATCAAACACGACTACTTTCAAGTTATCACGATCATCGATTTAATATTAATATGTTACCTAGACAGAGCGGAAAGACTACTACTGCCGCAGGATATCTATTATGGTATGCAATGTTTCATCCAGACCAAACAATTCTAATTGCCGCTCACAAATATACAGGTGCCCAAGAAATTATGCAACGTATTAGATACGGATATGAACTGTGTCCTGATCACATACGTGCTGGAGTTGTTAACTATAATAAAGGGTCAATGGAATTTGAAAATGGATCACGTATTGTAGCACAAACAACCACAGGCAACACAGGACGTGGTATGAGTATCTCATTACTATACTGTGACGAGTTTGCGTTTGTGCAACCTAACATTGCTACAGACTTTTGGACTTCGATATCACCTACACTAGCAACTGGTGGTCGTGCTATTATTACAAGCACACCAAACTCAGACGAAGATACATTTGCTATTATTTGGAAAGAATCTCAAAACAAATTTGATGAACACGGCAACGAACAACAAGTAGGTATTAATGGTTTCCATGGGTTTACTGCATCCTGGGACGAACATCCTGATCGAGATGATGAATGGAAGAAAACTGAATTAGGACGTATCGGAGAAGAAAGATTCCGTCGTGAGTATGGTTGTGAATTCTTAGTATTTGATGAAACACTAATTAATTCAATTAAACTTGCGTCAATGGAAGGTAACGATCCAATTGAGAATATGGGCCAAATACGTTGGTATAAAAAATTAGATCCAACACAAACTTACACAATTAGTTTAGATCCTGCTATGGGCACAGGCGGTGATTACTCTGCTATCCAAGTGTTTGAAGTTCCTTCATACAAACAAGTTGCAGAATGGAGACACAACACAACTCCTATTACTGGGCAAGTTAGAATACTAAAAGAAATTTGTGACTATATTAAAGAAACAACTAGGAATAATACTGCTAGTAACATTTATTGGAGTATAGAAAATAACACAATTGGAGAAGCGGCTTTAATTGTTGTTCAGGATATTGGCGAAGAAAATATACCAGGGCTATTTGTAAGTGAACCTATGCGTAAAGGACACGTTAGAAAATTCCGTAAAGGATTTAATACTACCCATGCTACTAAAATTAGTGCTTGTGCTAAATTAAAGAGTATGGTAGAATCAGATCTTATGACGATTAACAGTAAAGCATTAATATCAGAACTTAAAGGATTTGTAGCAAGTGGAACAAGTTTTAAAGCAAAGCCGGGTGAAACTGACGATTTAATCAGTGCAACACTACTGGCATTAAGAATGATGAAAGTTTTAAAGGACTGGGATCCTAGAGTGTACAATACATTTAAGCAAGATCACGTAGATGGAGAGGATTATGAGCCGCCGATGCCAATTTTTGTATCTTCCGGCTTCTAGATAAATACTAATATGTTAAACTTAGACAAAATTGCAGAAGAACTTTTTAATAAGATTAGAGGTCGTTATCCTAAAGTAACACTAGGAGACGAAAACTCTCTTATTACAAATGTGCCAAATAAAGCACGATTTTTTGATTTTGAGTTTAGTAAAGGAAATAAAGTAAATATTACTGTTGACGAAAAATCAGTAACTGTACTATATAATAACAAATTACTATCAGATGACAGCAAAATTCAAAAAGAAGACTGGTATGGTTTTATGAAAGAATTAAGAGTTTTTGCTAAAAAGCGTATGCTTAATTTTGATACTCGAGATATTACTAAAACAAACTTAGATAAAAGAGATTATCAGTACATAGCAACAAATAGACCCGGAGAAGAAAAAATGAGTGAAAGTAAGATGTATGGAACTAGTAGAACTAGTTTCCAAGATTTAGGAAATGCTAGACTTGTAGTCAAGCATAGAAATGCAGTTGATCAAGAAAATCCTGCAGGACGTACACAACAAATTGATAGCATTTATATTGAAAGCAGTGAGGGTGAAAGATTTAAATATCCTTACAGACATCTCAACGGTGCAAGAGCAATGGCTATGCACGTTTCAGAAGGTGGCAATGCATATGACACATTTGGTAAGCACATCGTATCACTCAGCGAAGAACTTAGCAAACTACGTCAATTCAAAACTTATATGAATCGTTCAAGTGTAATGGCTGAGGGTCTTGCTGGTTACATGGACATTGTTAATGAAAGAATTGACACTGTTAAAGAAACAGTTTTTAAATTACAAAGACAAAATTATTACAAAGAAGCATTTGAATCATTTGAAGAAACAGTAATGGAAGAAGTACCAACTGACGTAAGTTCAAACTGGATTGATGAATTAACTATTCGTCAATTTAATGAAGAACTAAAAAGTGTATTCCCTTACATTTATAATCTTGTTAAAGAAAATACAAAACCTACACAGATTGGTCCGGAAGATTTGTTAGGCGAAGAAAAATTAGATTTTAGTGACAAGAATAAAGAACTATCTATGTGGCTGGCAAAGTATGACGAATACACCGGCGGCAATGGTGATGGATTACCTATGGGCTGGATCAAAGCCATGACATCAACTGGGATTGTAAGTGATGGATATGAGCAAGACGAACTTATAGCATTTGAAAAGAAAATTGGCAAAGAAGAATCCGAGTGGGAAGATGCAGAATGGGATGAATTTAGAAAGCCTGAAAATTCTCCAATCACTTCAAAAATGTTTGCAGACTTAGCAAAGATTATCGGCACAGACGATCATGATGAAGATGTTGCTCGTGCTGTCAGCGATGCATTAAGTATCGGCGAAGGTGAAACAAATAAAGCAGACAGCATGAACATGGAAGAAGCAGATGATGGTAAGAAAGAACAACTCCAGGCATGGTATGAAAAGTATAACCAATATGACCCTGCAGACATCGGTAGTTTAGCAGACGGTATGTTTAAGTTCTTTCAAGATTCGGGTGTGGATTTAGACACAGTCGAAAAAAGTGAATACGATGCACTCGTAGCAAAACACGGCGAAGACAAAATAGAAGGTAATGCCTTGAGATTTTTAAGTGATGAGGATACACCTATCACTAAAGCAATGTTCGACGAGTTTGAAAGAATAATGGGCGAACCTGCAGATGAAGAAAGTTCAGAAAAAGCGGTATCATTGCTGGGACTGGATGAAGGTATGAACATGGAAGATGCATATGCTTCACACTTAGACAATATAGTTGCTACATCAAAACACGAGCAAGGTCCAGAACAAAACGAAGGCTCAGTACCTAACTACCTTGACAGCGAATGGAAAGATAAGTTAGCGGCTTGTGCTAAAGGTGAAGAAGGCGGTGAAGACGCAGTGTGCGATATGCTGGATAAGTTTGATATTCCAAAAGACAAAGCCGGCGATTTAATTCAAAAACAAATTGACAAAAAGTTTAAAGGCATTGGAGTAATGTTTAAAAATCCATTGAAAGCGGATCCTGAATGGGACAACCTACAAAAATTAGTTGATCGCTTAAAAGGCAAAAGTATGGGCGAAGGCAACGAATTTGCACAAAAGGTACAAGCACTAAAAGCCAAAGGTGCTAAGCCAGGAACTAAATTCAAAACATCAGACGGTGAAGAACATACACTCGAAGATGCTATTAGATTAGCAGGACTACAAGTTGAAGACTTTTGGACTGCTGAAGAATTAGTATCTGAAAGCGAACTTCCAAAAAGTCCCAAAGTATTAAAACTTGTTATTGATGATTTGAAAAAATTTAAAGCGGAACAAGAAGAAGCAAAAAAACAAGGCTATGACGAAGATGTAAGAATGATGCAAGGTCGAATTGACGATATGATGGACATTGCAAATCTTATAAAGGATGGTGGTCCTATAGCCGCTTTGGATACATCAGTACAGGACCTTATTGTAGATTACTACGAAAAAGCAGGTGAGCCGTTACCATTTGCAAAAGAAGCAGATGATGACACTATGGATATCAAAATTGACAAAGACGGTGCGTTATCAAAAGCAGATGCTCCAGACAAGTTACACGATAAAGAAGAATTACCTTTAGATGAGTTTATCAAAGGACACTTTGATTACACTTCTAATCAATTCCCTAAAGGTGAAACTGCGGTCATGACAGCAGTTGAAAAGAAGTATGGTGACGAAGCAATAAAAGATGCTATGAACATCATGAAGGAATTGGTTACAAATCAAGATGAAGAGATGGCAAGAATTAAGACTTTAGCGGGTTTGGCTCACTAAGTCACTTTTTTGACAAAGTTTCACTTGACTTTATAAGTAAGTTTGTGTATTATAGTAAATGTACTGCACAATCTAGGCAATACAATAACAGCCAAAGGCAAATAACATAGGAGGCTTTAATTATGGCAACATTAGCAGAAATTCGTGCTAAACTAAAAGAACAAGAATCACGCACAGGTGGTTCTAATCAATCAACAAGCGGCGACAACGCCATTTACCCATTTTGGAACTTAAAGGAAGGCGAGCAGTCAACTGTACGTTTCTTACCTGATGGTGACGAAAATAACACTTTCTTTTGGAAAGAGCGTTTGATGATCAAACTACCTTTCGCAGGTGTTAAGGGTGAAACAGACTCACGTCCAGTTCAAGTACAAGTACCATGTATGGAAATGTATGGTGAATCTTGTCCAATCCTAAGCGAAGTTCGCGGATGGTTTAAAGATCCAACTCTAGAAGATATGGGTCGTAAGTATTGGAAAAAGCGTTCATACGTATTCCAAGGTTTTGTAACTGAGAACGGTCTTAATGAAGACAAAACTCCAGAAAATCCAATCAGACGTTTTATTATTGGTCCACAAATTTTCCAAATCATTAAGGGTGCATTAATGGATCCTGAAATGGAAGAACTACCAACTGATTATACAGCAGGAGTAGACTTTAGACTTATTAAAACTTCTAAAGGCGGCTATGCTGATTACTCAACATCACAATGGTCACGTAGAGAGCGTCCATTAACTGATGCAGAGATGCAAGCAGTTAACACAAATGGATTGTTTAACATGAGCGACTTTTTACCTAAGAAACCAGGTGAAGTAGAAGTTAAAGTAATGCAAGAAATGTTCCAAGCATCAGTTGACGGTGAAGCATATGATCCGGAACGTTGGGGACAGTACTTCCGTCCAGCAGGGATGGCGGCACGTACAGGTGATCCGAATACTCAATCATCTGCTCCGACTACACCAGTATCGACAGCACCAGAGGCTACAACTACACCAGTAGTAGAAGCACCTGCGGCGCCAGCACCAGAAGTAGCACCGGTGTCAGCACCAGCAAGCGATAATGGTAAAGCCGAAGATATCTTGGCAATGATCCGTTCACGTCAAGCACAGTAATAATAATTAAAGGGTGGCTTCGGTCACCCTTTTTATGCTAAAGGAGAAACCATGGCTAGTAAAGCATTTGACGTTTCTAAGTTTCGTAAAAACTTAACTAAATCTATTTCAGGCATGAGTGCAGGATTTAACGATCCTACTGATTGGATTAGTACAGGTAACTATGCACTCAACTTCCTTATCTCAGGAGACTTTAACAAAGGTGTTCCACTAGGTAAGGTAACTGTTTTTGCAGGAGAATCTGGTGCAGGTAAATCATATATCTGTGCAGGTAACATTGTAAAGGCGGCACAAGATCAAGGCATCTTTGTAGTTCTAATTGACTCAGAGAACGCACTTGATGAAACATGGCTACAGGCTCTTGAAGTTGACACAAGTGAAGAAAAACTTCTTAAACTTAATATGTCA